TCAGCGCTCCGCTTCGTAGGTCGCAACGCCTGAGCCGACGGCGATCCAGCCGTCCTGACTCTGCACGGTGTCGCAGATTGACACCTCAACAGATTGGCCATCTTTAGGCTCGGACGGCAGGATTGCCGCAGTACGCCGCAGGGCGTTCGAAGACGGCGCGAAAGTGCTTTCAGAGCAGTGGAATGCCCATATCCCGTGTTTGCCGGAACTGCCTATCTGCCTGTCGAGCTTCAGCGTCCACTTCCCCGCCAATCGAATCACCAGCATCACCAAGCTCCGTAGGAAAAGGCCGTAGTCTACTCCTACTGGCATGCTCTGTTGGCAGCCAGCAGTTGGGCTTCATACCCGATCCGCTGTCGCCGCTCGGCCAGCAGCGCGCGGACCTTGGTCTGTAGGTCGTCGCTCTTCTTCAGCCCAGCCGCTGCCCAGGCCGGCACCTCGACCGCGGGCGCTCGGCACGGCACCGCCACCGGAACTTCTACGCGCACCGTGCGCGGCTCGGCTTCCTGCCGGCCGGCGCATCCCGCCAGCGCGACAATCATCAGCATCAGCACCACCCTCATAGACCCATCTCCTGATCGATGACCGCCTCGGCGGCCGCACACTGCTCACCGGCGGTTCGCTGACTCAGCAGGCGTTGGGCTCCGGCATACTGCTCCGCGGCCTGCTGCCGCCCTCGATCCACAGCTTGCGCGGCATCCCGGGCGCGCTGCTCGCCGGCCAGGCGCAGCGCGGCAACCTGCCGGACCTGCTCTGCCACTGCGGACTCCAACTCTCCCCGGGAGGCACGGCAGGCAGCCAGATCCGCGCTCGCGGCATCCAACTGCGGCCGGTAGTGTCGCGCACCGAGCCAGACACCGCCGGCGGCGCCGAGGCCGACCAGCACCAGGCAGGTCAGCGCGAACGAGATCACGCGGGCCGAGATCACGACAGCACCCTCTTCGCCCGCTCCCACAGCGCAAGGCGCTCCGCATGGCCGTTGAGCCCACCGTTGATCCGGCGGGTGATGGCGGCGAACTCGCCGCGGTCGGCCAGGTCGTTCAAGCCGTGACTGGCCCACCACCAGGCCGCCGACAGCGCAGCGAACTCTGGCTGCTCAAGCAGTTCGGGTTCCTGCTCCAGCGGCTGGCCCAGCCCGGCGCCGGCGGCGCGGTAGTTCGACCGGCCGGTGATCTGCAGCAGCCCGCGCCCGCGGAAGCGCCAGCCGTCGCCGGACGCCTCGTCGCCATTGCCGTTGCGCGAGGCGTAGGCGTTGTTGGCGATGGCTCGGGGGTTGCGCGCCAGGCGCTGCGCCAGGGCGTTGGGCTGGCCGTCGGCGCCGAGGTACCGGCTCGGCCAGGTCGAAGCCAGGCCGCGGGCGCTGTAGTTGAGGTTCTCCACCAGGTGGGTCAACTGGCCGCTTTCGTGGCCAACTTGGGCGAGGAACGCCGCCGCGCGCACAGGCGACGTGATACCGAAGCGCGTCATCCCGCGGTTCAGCGCACCAACAAAAACGCCGGCTCGAGGGCCGGCGTTCGGGAGTATCTGCAGCAGTTGCTGCTCAGTGATAGGCATGTGAGCTCCAGAAACGACGAAGCCCGCGCAGGGCGGGCTTTCGTTCGTCGATAGGTTTGTCAGGTCGGCAGATCAACAGGCCCGTCGAATTCGGCGGGAACATGAACCGGTTCGGGGTACCTGGCAGCATGGGTCGCGCCCGCCGGATATCTGTAGATGATCCACACCGAAATCGTGTCGCCTCGCCGCCGAAGATGGTAGACGGGATATGGATCGGCGAAGTCCTCCATCGTGAGTTCGGCGCCGTCGGCGAGGTCGGGGAACGCATAGTCACGACCCTCGACGGTAAGCACGCCGCCGGAAACCGAGACGGTTGTGTAGTCGCCAAATTCTGCGGGACCATACTGCGGCGAAAGAACAAGCAAGAAGTTCATCAGAACCACCTCCCCATCGCGGATGCCGAGATCACTGTCGCTGTTCCAGCCGCGCGCGAAACAATGTCAAATCCGCGCAACGTAGCCGCCGTCGCGCTTGCGATACCGCCAACAGTGCCCCAGCCTGCTCCAGTCCCCCAGCGAAATAGGCCGGGGTTCACGGTTGGGCTGCCAGAGAAGGCGATAGGAAACGACCACGAACGGGTTCCGGTAAACAGACTTCCATATGGGACATCAATCGCCTGATCAGTAACGCTGGCGTTGAACCAACACATCTGTGTTCCGTCGGCATATCGCACGTAATCGCCATTTGCATTCGCGCCGCGCTCAATGATCGCACCAGACGGTATGCCGCTCGCCTGAGAGACTGCGCCGAGAATGCTGTCTCGCGAGTACAGCGCGCCCGAACCACCAAGTGCCTCCCGTACCGCCGCACTGCCGAGGCCGAGATCCCCCCGCGCTGCCGCCGCATTTGCAGAAAGCGCCCAGGGCTTGATCCCCGCCAGGGTTGCCCCCCACTGGTTGGCGATCAGGTTGAATCGATCTGACAGGTCCTTGTCGTAGCCCAGGATCGGCGCCACCGCATAGGCCTGGCCGCTGGCCGTGCTGCCCTGGTAGTTGGGTTTGATCGAGATGACCGTCGAACTGGCCACGTTTGTGACCTCATACCAGCGCCCATCCGGCCCCTTGAAGGCATCGCCGACCCGGACGTTCGCGGAGAATGTGGTCCCAGTGCCGGTGACTGTCGGCGAATTCAGCGTGACAGCGACCGTGCCGGTGGAATACCAAGCCATATAGTCCTCCAGATATATTTACGCTACTGCAATGAGCGGCCAGTTGAATTGCTGATTAGTTTCCGTCTGAACAATTGATGAAACAAATATCAAGCTCATTGAGTTCTCAAGAAACCCAATACGCGGAGCCTCGGCAGTGATAAATGCGCTTACATTGAAGTGGCTAACTTGAAAGTAAGCCTCAGTTCCGTAGGGGAACGGCAAATACCACGTCTGCAGCGCCAAACCGCCAGGCCAGTTCGGGTTATACGCATATTTATTCCAAACCTGCGCACCACCGAGATAGCGAACGATGTCCCGGTTACTGTCGAACATCACCCGCGACTGGGTGTCGAAAACCTGCATTCCCCACCCTCCGGTTTTCGGCAACATGACCGCGCCCGCCTTCCACTTTCCGCCGTAGACAGGGGGATCCACGTCTCGATAGATGCTCTGCCAGAAGGCGAATCCAGTCCAGTTCCCTGGACTGCCGATATGCCTGAACAAGTAGATCTGATGTGGACCATTGGGCCTAAAGTACACATACGGCTCGTACGGGGACTGGATCGCAGATGGATAACTTACGATAGTTTCGCTAGTTGTCTGTACGCCGTATGTTCCTGATGCCGCAATGTGAATACAAGGGTTCGAGTCATCGATAATTGTCTGCCCACTGTTTCCCCGGATTAATACCCCATAGCTCATGAGAACATCACCGCATGCAGTACATAGGTTGTTCCGGATGAACCGTTCCAGTGGAACGTCACCACGTTGCCGGAAATTGTGTATAGGGGCACTTCACCGAATGCGTTTCCGCTCGCAATGATGAACACAACACCGCGCGCAGGATCGAACCCCGGCACCGTCACCGTCATCCCGTTGGTAATGGCGCCGAGCGATTGCCGGTAAACCGTGCGCGCCGATTGGCCGGTGAGTTCCATCAAGATGGAGCCGGCCGCATTTCTCAGGCGGATGCCGTAGCTCATACGTCGAGATTCCCAATCTGGACTCGTAGAACTAAGTTTCCGTCATACACTTTGATCGCCTCTGCCGTTTGCCGCATAAAACCTCCGCTAGTGGAACTGTTCATCGTCAAGCTCCCCGCTTTATCCAGCTTCCAGAGCGGTTCGCCGTTGGCGCCGAGTGCGGTCGACTGGATCACGTTGCCGATCTTCGCGTTGTTGATCGAACCGTCCTGGATCATCGCGTTGTTGATGAACATCTGGCCGCCGACGATCGAGACCGGCGCCACGGTCTGCCCGCTGGAACTGTTGAACCAGAGGAACCGATCAGCCTGGAACGCCATGGTCGTCACGCTCGTACCGCTGTCGAAGCCCAGTTGCCAGCCAGCGGCGTACTTCTGGCCATTGGCATGCGCCTGGAGCTTCACGCTGTAGAGCGCCTTGACGTTGCCATCCAGCGAGGTAACCGCTTGAGAGGTGGTCTGGATGTTCGCCTCGTTGGTATCGGTGCGCGCACTGACGGTATCCACCCGCTGCCCCAAGGCGGTGTCCGCGTTGGCGCGGACGGTCTGTTCGGTGCTGATGGCCGAGGCGTTGCTCGCAACCTGGCCGGTGAGCTGATCCAATCGCTGGACGGTTACAGTATTGTTCGACGCAACGACCGACTCGACGGTGGCGATCCTGCCCTCCGCAGTCCCGGTACGCGCTTCAAGCAAGCTCGTCCGCTTAGCCTGCGCTTCATCCTCGTTCGCCCGCACGGTGACTTCGGTGGCGGCTCGAGCAATGGTGTCCCAGCCCTTCAGCGCATCCGCCTTCTCTCCCGTCGCCGGCTCCCGGCGGGCGGCAGCCTGCAGAACATCCAGACTCGAAGCCGCCGCTTCGACCTTACCGTCGAGCTCGGTGATATCTGCGGTGTTGGTGGCCACCTGCTGGGCCAGGCCGTTGGCCGTCTCGATCGACTGTCCGATGTCGGCCCAGTAGGTCGCGTTCGGCGGCGAGGCGTTGAGCGGCACCGCCTGCTTCGCTTGATACAGCCGGTTGCCAACCCGCACGATATCGTTCTTCGCGTAGGTCTTCGTCGGGTCGTAGGCCAGCACATCGGTCAGATTGTCGATCTGGTCCTGCAGGCCAGTGATATCGACCTGCATCTGATCGATGTCGGCGAAGAACTGCTCGCCCAGTGCGGACTCGACGTACTCCTTGGTGATCAGTTCGTTGTACTCGCTCGCATCCGTCGAGCTGATGCCGTCGACCCAGGCCGACCAGGGGCCAACGTTGCCGGTCCGGTCGATCAGGCGCCCGCGGAAGGCCAGGCGAGCGCCAGCCGCCAGCGAGGTCAGCGTGTGGGTGTCGGTCGGGTATGCGAACAAGCCCAGGGCAGTTGCGTTCTGCTCGCTGCCGCCCGGGGTGACCGACTGCTGGATCTCGGTGTAGGCGGTGTCCGCCGCGCCACTGGCCGGGAATCCCCATTCCAGACCGATCTTCCATGGTCCGCTGGTGGTACGCAGGAACGCCAGCGCCGGCGGCGCGCCGGTCTTACCGCTGAGCTGGGTCAGGATCGAACTCTTCCAGACCGACGTGATGTCGAAGGCCGAAACCGCGCGCACTCGCGCCAGATATCCACCTGCGTAGATGCCGGTCACATCGACGCTGGTGGTGCCGGCACGCGGCAGGCGGATCCAGTTTCCACTGTCCTTCTTCCACTCGACGTCGTAGGCGACAGCCCCTTCCACGGGGGGCCAGGCGATGGTCATCGTGCTGACCGCCAACCCCTGATCGAACTGGTAGTGCGAGGTCAGCGTGACGCTTGCCGGCGGAGGCACCGTGGTGATCGGGATGACGCTGATCGGGCGATCTTCAAGACGCGCGCCGGTATCGATGTGGTCGAACTTGCTTGGCTCGTACTGCAGGCCGTTGATGGTCCATTGGCCGTTGTCGTCACGCTTGGTGCTCATCACTCGATAGAGCTGGACAGCCAGGTCATCGGCGTCGAGCGCCCAGCACAGTTCCGGCTCCGGCGTCTCCGAGTAGGCAGCAGTGACGGTGACGGCCTTGCCGTTGACCGACTGCACCGTCCGGCCCTCGGCGCGCCCGCTCGGTAGGTTGATGATCAGGCGATCACCGGCCTTGGCTTGAGTGACGCGATCGAGCGTTACCACGCGGCCAGCAACACCCGAGATCCGGCCGCCAATCTCGCGACCAGCCAGCAGCGAATCGGCCACAGGGATGATGTAGCCCGGCAGGGGGATCCGGCCCTCCGTCCCAGTGGTGAAGGAGATTGTCCGATCCTGCACGCTTGTCAGCACCACCCACTTCGCGCGGCGCTGCGCCTCGCTCTCGCGAGTGCAACCAATGGCAGAAATTTCCACCGGGTTGTCGCCATAGCGGCGTAGCAACGTCGTGTCGGAATAGCCCGTCACGTCGGTGTCGTAGTTGTTCGCCGGGTTGTCGTAGCTGACCAGGGCGCGGCTGTATCTGGCGCGAGCCGAGGCGGCGCCGTAGGTCATCTTCCCGTCAATCACGTTCGCCCGGGTAAAGACGTAGTCGAAGTCAGCGCTGCGCGGCATATCAGCCTGGGACACCAATTGCCCCTGCGCCCAGTAGCTCATCCCCCGGTAGATCGCCGCAATGTCCCTCAGCAGCGTCCAGGCTTGGGCGCGAGACTGCAGGTTCAGATCGCACAGAAAGCGCGGCTCCTGGCCACCCTTCCCATCCGGCACCAACTGGTCGCAGTACTGGGCGATCTTGTACATCTCCCACTTGTCCACCATCCAGGGCTTGATCCGCTTGCCCAGGCCGAAACGCGCATTGGTACTGATGTCGTAGGTGACCCATGCCGGGTTGTTGGTCCATGCCTGTTTCATCGTGCCGTCCCAGATGCCGAGGTAGGCCCGGGTCTCCGGATCGTAATTGCTCGGCACTTGAACCTTCCGCCCGCGGCAGTCGACTGTGACGGCCGGAATGTTGCTGAACTGCTCTGCGCTGAACTCGACATACAGCAGGGCCGTGTTCGGGTAGCGCAGCTTCGCGTCGATCACCTCGGTGTAGCCAGCGATCAGCATGGTGTCGGCGATACGGTTGTTGTTCTGGTTCGGCGTCAGGCGCCGCACGCGCAACTGCCAGCCACTGGTGGCCGCCGGCAGGTCGATCCGGCGGGAGCGCTCGTAGCGGGTGGTGGTCTTGCCATCGACGGCCTCGCGCAGCACCTCCTGATAGGCGCCGCCGTCGGTGGCCAGATCTACGGCGTATTCGATCCGGTACCCGCCGATGTTGCCGTTGGTGTCCTGCTGCTGAAGCGCCGGCCAGGCGAAGCGCAGACGCACTGCGGAAAGCTGGGTATTGCTCAGCGAGCGCACCCAGGGCGTATCGCTGCGCAACTCGACGTTGACGCTGGTTTCGTTCTCAACGGCAGGGATGCCCGGGATGTAGTCCTGGTCCACCGCCCCCGCGCGCCACTCCCACTTAACGTTCGGGAAGTTCAGGTTACCGCTCGGGTCCATCAGCGGGGTGTTGTCGAGGTAGATGTCGCGCTCGCTCGGAACGCCGGCGAACTCGCCTTCGCCCACGGCGAGCAGGATCTTGGCCATCGCGACCGAGCGCAGGCTGTCGGGTGCCTCGACCGGCTGTTTCGGCTTGCTACTGCCGCCCTTGCGGCCGGCCAGGTGCTGGTGAACTGCGCCCATGCTTTCCTCCGGGCATGAAAAAGCCCGCGCGAGGCGGGCTGGAAGGTTGTACAGCGTGGATGAAATGCCAGTGGCAACCGCTCTACCGGGGTAGTAGCGTCGTGCCTTCATGCAAGGGTGTCCCGACCCTGAGCGTGCCGGCCCAGGGATCGGGAGGCGCCAATGTCGGCGCGGTTAAAGACCTAGGAGGTCGAAATGAGCGTTAATCTGGAACAACGTATAGCAGCAATTGAAGCCGTTTTTTCCACGCATGCCTCAGCCAACACTAATGCGATTATCGAACTCATCAGTGCCGTGAAGGAAATTCCAGGATTCGAGGCGGCATCATTTAAGAAGGGGCTGCTTGATGCTCGATCGGTAAGCATCGAAGGCGGAAGCCAAGAGCATTACAACCAACTAATCGACAACTTCATAGAAGCTATTGAGAGATAAGCTTAATACCGGCCATATATCTCCCTGACTTATCGAAAAGGATGCGATATTGAAGCTTCTTTTCTTTGCCATCCTTTTCGGTTTTTCCTGCTTCTCTGCTCATAATTTTCTCCCGCGGCCTCGCCGCTCATGGTTGGTTGTTACACCTTGTCCTCGGCGTAAATCGAAGCCGAGATAATCGCCCCGCCCCAGCGGCGCTTCCCATAGCAGATCGGAACCGGGTTCCCGCTGGCGGTGGTGTTTCTGGCGCTACCGAAGGCGTAGCTGGGAAGGTTCTCCGGCGCCGCACTCTGCTTCAGGCCCTGTGCTTGGGGGCTGAGCATTTGGATGACGCCGCCGAGGGCGAGCGAGGCTCCAAGAGATTGCCCCCACCCCTGCATTCCTGGAACGAAGAATGATGCGGTAAAGATCACCGCGCCAAGTATTGTCTGCAGCAGCCCAGCCCGTTTGCTTCCGGTCAGCACTGGAACAATCCGAACTTCACGCGTGCCGCCGGCGCTGAGATCGTCCTGGCCGATGTTCTTGCGGTTGCGGAAGATGGCGAAGCGCATGCCCTTGTTCTGCAGGCGTTGAATGGCTTCCTTGAAACCCGGCAGGGTATTGCGCAGGGCGCTGAATGCTTCCTGTGTGGTCCCGGTGTCGAGGAAGCGTCTGTGCTCCCTGCCAAACTCACGGATCAGCGGCCCCGACAGTTTGATGATGGTCATAGGCTGATGATCCAAAACAGTAGCCGTCATGTCTTTCCTCCAGGCGTAAAAAAGCCGCCCTGCGGCGGCTTCATTGAATTAGAAGGACGTGGGTGAAATCTGAAACCCATTCATGTCCCCAAATATCCTAAATCGTCGGTTCTGTCCTGCGCTGAGGCTGGCTGGAACTTCGCGCATAGCAATACCGCCTATGGCACAAAGTCCATTCCCGTGCGGATCGTCGCCCATGCCAACAAGATGCTCGCCAGCAGGAACCGACAGTTTCACGGTTTCGCCGCCGCCAATCCTTGCAACCAGCTTTCCATCCAAGAACACCCCGATATAGCAACCAGAACCAAGCGCGCCGCCATCACGAGTGATCTGAATACCAGAAACGCCAGTTCCACTGTAGAAAATGCGAGACACCGGCACTTGATCAGCGTTCTCGGCTGAAGTCGGATTTGTCGAGCACCCCGCCAACGCCATCAGCGCTGCCACCCCGATCAACTTCTTCATGGTTCCCTCCTTACAAATCGCTGGAGGTTAGCACAACCTACTGCCTGGCTTGGCGATGCCGAAGTACCAGGCGAGCTCGCTCGTGCCAGTTCCCGCCGTAAACGATGAGCTCACTGGGCTTGCCGTAGAGGTGATGCAGCATGAACGGGCCAAGCCCGAACACTGAGACCTCTTCCCTCGGTAGCGACGGATCGTTGCCAAGGTAGATCCCCGCATGGTTCGGGTGCGCGGTCCGTCCCACTGCCATGACGATCATGTCGCCACGCTGCGGCCGGTCCACCCGGACGAAGCCGGCCCCCTCGAACTGCTGCTCGTAAAGACTTGGACCGTCGGCCCGCTCCCACCAGCCATCGGCACGCTCGAAGTGCGGGAACTCGATGCCCCATTCCCGCTGGTACCAGTCGGCGCAGACCTGCCAGCAATCCCAGACGCCATGAACAAAGGGCCGTCCCAGCAGCGGGATGTTGCCCGCCGGCGCGATCGTCCGCAGGTCGCCTTCCGGCCAACTGAGGATGTGCCACGGCAGGCCAGACGCTTCGCACATGGCCAGGTCGTGCGGCGACGGTCGGCTGGTCGCGTCCGGATGGCTGTGCACGATGGCCACCACCTCGCCCAGGTCCTCCGCCGCAGCGTAGTCCCCCGGATGCATCCGGAACTCTTCCTGCGGCTGTCCGGCCGTGTTACGGCACCGGACGTATTGCTGCGCCTTGCCGGCACCGACGATCACTCCGCAGGCCTCGCGCGGGTACTCCTCGGCCGCGTGCGCCCGAATGGCACTCAGTATCTGCTTGCGCATGGTCAGCTCCGTGCGATCAGGGACACGGCCGGGAAGCCGCCGATGGGTAACTGGTTGCCCTGCCCCCAACGCTTGTTGCAGGACCGATAGAGGCCTGCGCACTGGTCCTTCGCGGGGTCGTCGGTCGGGTTGTCGTCAATGTCGAAATACGGGCCGGTGTATCCGCAGTCAGGACCGCGATAGCCACCGGTCATGCACCAGTGGCACAGCGTCGTCATCTGCCTGCCGACGGCCTCGTTGCCGACATCTCCCGGGCTGGCCAACTCCCAGGTAACAGCCTCGTTGTCCTCTGCGGATTTCTGGTCGATATACCAGACGCTGATGGACTCCTGGGTAGGGTCAGCTTCTGGGTTGCCGTCGGGGAAGTTCTCCGCATCCAGATATTCCGCCAGCGTCTCTCGAATGGTGAGTTGAAAGTTCGCCAGATCGTCGAACGCCAGGCAGAGAGCGGTGATGCTGCCCGTCACGTTGCCTGCTGAGAACTTCGGGCGTACTGCCGTGCCGTTGCCGTTCGCCTCGATGCCGCTGATTTGGACGGGCCAGGCGGAGTACTCCTGTCCCTGCCACCAGATCGACTTCGCAGGTAGTTGGTCTGCGTTTGCGCCAGCGGCTGCTAGCTCCTGCGGAGTGTGAGGGATGGCGTGGCCATGGAAACGCAGCACCTCGGCACCGAACTCGCTACCGTCGAGCTCGAAGAGCATGATCTCGGCGCCCGGCTCCAGTTTCTGAATCTGGGTGTTGATGCTCATGGGTGGTATGCCTGGGTAAAGGTGGCGGTCAGGGTGTAGTAGTCACCCCCTCCTCCGCTGATCGAAGGTGCGGTTCCCCGGTAGAAACCAAGTTCGCCAAGCGGAGGCGTCCAAAGGAACGATTTTGCACCAGCGTGTCGATCAAGGAAGCTCCTGATTTCCTTGATCTTGGTGCCGGTCCCGCTGATGGAAATATTCCAGGACTGCGCGACGTTGTTCAGCCCGTTCTCGGCCACCTGCTCGTAACCATCGCCGAACTTTCTGTTCAGCGTCGCATAGTCCGTTGTTCCAGAAGACTGTGAGTGAACGCACCAAGTAAAGGTCTCAACGGCCATTCTGCATTCTCCAGATGATGCCGCCGGGTTGAGATTCTTGGGCTACTACGCCACGCGCCACATCGGCGATCATCTTCGATAGCTGCATGGCGTAGCTGTCATTGGTGTCCGAAGTGACGGACTGCGAAGTCGTGCCTGCAGTCACCGTGACATTGGTGTTGATCTGGAACGTATTGCCACCAGCACTCTGCGCGCCACCACTCCCAATAGCCCTGACTCCGAGACTGCCATCTGCTGCCCTGGTGAGCGGCATAATGGCCTCCGGCCCGGCCTCGCCAAACACGCCCGCCCCTTTCGCGAAGGCGAAGAACTGCGGGCTGTTGTACACCCCGTTACTGAATGTCGAGAGACTCGGCGAACTGTAGACACCGCCTTTGGCGTTCGCAGTGAAATAGCTGCCGATCGCACTGATCACGCCGTTGCTGCTACCAGACATGGACGAGATAAGCGACGTAATGAACTTGTTCTGCGCGATTCTCGCCAAATCGCTCAGCACCGAAGTGGTAAAGCTACGGAACGAGGCCTTCCCTGTCGTAACGAAGGTATGGAGCTCATCGTTCAGCCCATCCAGGCCGCGCATCATCGCCGAACGGGTTTGGCTCGCCGTGTCATCGATCTGTTCGAACCAGGTCCGAGCCCCAGATGCTGCACCAGCCAGCCAGTCCTGGCGGGCCTTATCCATCTGCTGGTAGCCCTCCTTCTGCGCTTGAATCCGTCTGGGAAGGTATTCACGCTCCAGATCGATCTGCGCCTGAAGCTCCTGACGTTGCTTCTCGGTCGTAGCCTGGGCCAGTTCCGTCTGCAGTTGCAGGACACGGTCATTCGATTGCTGCTCAAGCTGAATGCGCTGCTGATAGCGCTCTGCTTCAAGACCGCCCATACCTACGGCGGCCGCCTGCGCAGCGTATTGCTCACGCTGGAGCAACAACTGCCGCTCAAGCTGCGCCTGGTACTGCTCGGCTGCGGTGAGGCCCTGGGCCCCCTTGATTGCCGCGGCGTAGTTCAGCGAGGCCTGAGCCAGCGCCTTGCTGTACTCCTCGCGAGTGATCTTGCCTCTGGAGAGCGCCAGTTGAAGCTGAGTTTCCTCCTTGGTCAGGGTACGCACAGCCTGGCCGGCCGGGTCGTACTGGGCCAGCAAGCGGGAGGCGGTATTGTCAGCCTCACGCACGCCGACATTCTGGCCGCGGGTCTTCGGCGCGCTCTTCTTCGCCTCACGCGCCTTGATGTCGGCGATCTGCTGCTCGATGTTCTTGCGTGCGACCGCGAACTTGGTCTCCTCCTCGGCTGTGAATCCGCCCGCCTCCATGGCAGCCTTTCGAGCCTTGTCGAGTTCCACCAGTTGCTTCTGGAGCTTCTCGGTCTGCGTCTGCGCGGCGGCGAACGTAGTGTTGATCGTATCGATGCCTTTCTTGCCGGCCGCCTGGATCGCGTTGTTCGTTGCCTGCTCCAGGTTCTTCGCGCCATCGGCGGCGATCTTCGCCTGAAGGTCAGCGGCGCGCTTATACAGCGCATCGAGGCTGGGCTGGCTGATACCCAGGCCAAACGCGGCCCGGCCACCTCGCCCAATGCCCTTCTGGGCATTCTCAATCTGCTTGTAGACCTTCTGAAGTTGCTGTTCCGGCGACTCGGTGCGGCCAACATCGAGCATGGCATCCCATGCTGACTTCGCGGCACTCTTCAGTCCGTTCCAAGCCTGCTCTACCACCCCCAGGTTCTGCTCCATCTCCGTGGAGCGGCTCGCCAGCGCGTTGGCGTATGCCTCGGTCGCAATGCGGGCAGCATCCATTGTGCGCCCCTGCTCCTGCAGCGACTGGATGTTCGCGTACTGGCTTGCGGTCAGGAAGTTGAGCTGGTCGTCGAGCTTCTTCACCGCATCGACTGGGTTTTTGGCCAGGTCATTGAAGCTGTCGACCACCTCCTCGACAGACTGGTCGGTGACCTTCGACCAACTGATCGCCGCGGCGGCGATCTTCGGGTAGAGGATGGTCAGCTGGTTGCCGGCGCCAGCCAGTTGCGTCAACGCACTGGCTGCTTGGGCTACCGTTGCGTTCCCTGCTCCGACCTGCTGCGCGAAGACCGAGAGTTGGCCGGCAGTGGTTCCGGCGGCGTTGCCGTTCTTGACCAGGGCGTTGGTCAAGCGCGACGACTCCACCGAACCCTGGTAGAAAGCCAACGCCAGCACACCAGCGGCGGCGGCGGCGATGGTGTAGGGGTTTACCAGTCCAGCGATGTAGCCCCCGACGGCGCGCGCAGCCGGCCCGATTCCGCCGAACATGTCCTTGAGTTGGCCGCCCTGCTGGAGCAGCACGGTCAGGGGGGCCTGGCCAGAGGACAGGCCGACAACGATGTCCGTGATCTGAGCCGGCAGCATCCGCATGTTCGCCGACAGCGCTTTGGCCGACATCCCGGCGCGGTTCATGCCGCCCTCGGCGTCGCCAAGGGCATTGCGCATTGCCTTCAGCCGCTCGGTGTACTCCGCCACCGTCTCAGCATCGACCAGGCGCAAGTTCTTGTAGCGAGTGAGCCGTTGCTGCATGTCGTCGAGGCGGTCGAGCGCCGCGACAGTGGGATTGATCTGCCCCAGCAGGCGCGCCAGGCCGGCGCGTTCTGCGTCGAGGTCACTCGCGGCTTCGCGCGCGCCGCGGCCCGCACGGCTGGTGGACTGGTCCAGGTTCTGGGTCTCGTCCGCTGCCCGCGACATGTTCGCCGCGATGCGCGATAACTGCGCGTTGATCGCGCTCTGCCCCTGGGAAAACGTGCTGAACGTCGACACCAGATGCGACATCTGGGTGTTCAACTGTCCAAGTTGCGCGTTCGACTGGGTGATGCCGGTGTCGAGCCGACCGATACCCTGGCCCACCGACGACATCGCGTTTTCCAGGGCGACAGCGCGGGAGACAAGCGCCGTCATCTGCGAACTGGTCGACTCCGTCGCGCGCTCGATACGCGACAGCGACGCAACGGTAGCGGCCGCAGCCTTGCTCATGTTCGAGCCCAGGCGGACAGTCACCTCACTGAGGCGAGAGGTGCTGCCGGCGGCTTCGTCCCCGCTGCGCTCAACTCGGTCCAGTGCGTCGCTAAGACTAGTCGCGTTCTTCTCAGCGCCCCGGGAGTCGATGATTATTGAGAGGCGACTTTCTTCCGCCATGGCGGTCTCCGGGTTCTTGTTCAGCAGGTTCTGATTGCGCCGCGGCCCACTGGACGCGGTACTCGTCGTCGATCGCGAGGACCGCCGCCTCGAACTCGGCGATGGGGATGGCGGTGGGGTAACGCAGGAGGTAGGCGTCAATATCGCGGTGAGAAAGCGGGGCCGGCGCGCCGATCATGCCGATGAACTGCCGGCCCCTGCTGATCCGGTGGTAGGCCTCGAACACCTCGGCGCAGACGGCGTCTATGGTGGGCTCCGCGGGGACCGGGAGCCCGAACCGTTCATGCTTCCATCGCTTCTTCTCGTTGTCGGGTCCCGCCCAGTCCCGAGCCCAGCGATACGCGCTCAGGACTTTCCCACGGTCTCCTGGGTACGCAGATCCGCGCGAACCGCGATGTCGGCGCCGGTCTTGAGCGCAAGCCAGTAGGCATCAGGGTGCTGGCGCATGAGCGCCTGGCCGCGCTCCGGCGTGTAGTCGGCGGGCACACCGGGCGCCGCCTCGTCCTGCACACCCTTCCAGTCCTTGATGATGTGCCTGGCCACCAGGCCAATCAGCAGGTCGTCGATATTGTCGAACTGAACATCGGCCAGAGTCAGCGGGCTGAACTGGCTGGTTCCGACGCCGGCCTGAGCATCGATCGCCTGCATGTGGCGGTTGATCATCGCGTGGTGGGATTGGAAAAGCGGATCGCCAGTCGACGCCACCAACAGCGAAAGGTCGGCCTCCGCTTCTACCTCGCAAGGCGACAGATGCCCCTGCTCGTCCAGTTTGAGATGCAGCCAGCGGGTGCCGTACAGGTCGATTTCGGGCTTTTTCTTCAGGGTGATGGCCATGGTGTTCCTCTGCGGTAAAAAGGCCCGGCGCGCACCGCAGGGCGCGTCAGGCAAGGGGTTACGCGGTTACGGTGATCGCGCAGGTATCGGTCTTGGCCGGGTCCGCGGTGCTGGTAGCGGTGATCGTTGCGGTGCCTACGGCCACGCCGGTGACCAGGCCGGTGTCGTTCACGGTGGCGATCGCTGCATCGGAGGTGGACCAGGTGACGGTCTGGCTGGCGCCGGCCGGTAGAACCTCGGCTTCCAGGTCTACGGTTTCACCGGCGGCGACCGAGGCGGTATCCGGCGTGACGGTGACACTTGCAATCACGATCGGCGCCGGCAGGCGGGTGATGGTCGGCGGGATACGGCGCGCGGTGTAGTTCAGTTCGACCTGGACGATTTCCTCGGCGCCGGCATCCGGCCAGGACCCGTTGACCTCCATCTCCGGGAGGCTGATGCGATAGCCGCCGTCGGCATTGCTGACGGTGAACTCCAAGCTGATGGCGTCACCGGTCTGCTGTGCCTTCCAGAGCTGATAGGCCATCTTCGACCAACTGATCGTGATCGAGCCCGACGGAGTGAACGTCGTGGGGATGATGTTGCCCGGGAAAGGGTTGCCGTTGCCGATACAGCGCTGGGTCTGTACCGCGTTGTCGAACTGCAGGTTGAAGCTGTCGACGCAGGCATTGCCCTCTCCCACCTGCTGGTCGTTGAGCTTTAGGCCGCTGATGTCCTTGAACGAGTAGCGGCGCTGCGCCGGCTCCGGCTGGGCGTTGACGATGAACGAGGTGTCATCGGCCTTATCGCTCCAACTTGTGGCAGCGAACGTGGTGGTGACGGTGATCTCGTTGTCGCCCGGGAAGTCGAACGCCATCGTCGCAACCTGGGCGCCACGGGCGATACCGGCGACGCCGATATCCGCGGCATAGGTGGCCAGGGAGAAGGAGATGCGGTCGTTACCCATGGTCAGGACGTTCGCGACCCAGTTCTTGCCGAAGCAGGAGGCCATGAATTCATCCAGCGCCCCGTAGCGCCATTTGCTCTCGATGTCACCGCCAACGTCGACGGTGGTCATGGCGGTACCCTGAGCCATACGGTCGGCACCGATCTCGTTGTTGGCCTCGGAGTTGTAGGTCGGTGTCACCCCGTTGCTGATACGGGTGAGCGTGTGCCAGTCGCCCGGCGGGGTGACGCCGGGGGTTACCTCTTTGATCCAGGCAAGCTGGACCTTCGCGCCGCTACTCATGGGGGCGTTTCTCCTGTGATAGGCGAAAAAAAACCGCCGTGCGGCGGTGGGTGAGTCGGGCTCAACCAGCCCGGTAGGGGATCGTCAGGTTGGCCTGGTACCAGCCGTGCCCATCATCGCCGGGAACGGCTTGGGAGACGGCAAAGCACTCGAACGGCAGGACCGGGTCGCTATAGAACTCGAAGTGCTCGCGCAGCGTATCGGCGGTCCGGGTCAGCAGCAGCGTGCCTTTGTAGGTCGGCACGAAGAGCTGCACGATGATCAGGCCGCTGCGGCGAACACAGGGGCCGTTGCCGATCTCGGTAGCCGCAGAGGCGCCAGGGATATCCGCCAGGCGCGCCCAGATCGGCCTCCCGTCCGGCTTGAACGGGCCCTTTGGGTTGTTCGGGTAATCGACGTCATCGCCCGGGATCGCGGCCCATTCGGTCATGCGCGTGATGATGACTGCCCGGATCTGTTCGAAGGTCATGAATGTCTCGCCGTGACGCTATGGAAACTGACGCCATATATGCCCGCCGGGGCCTGGCCGGAGTGACCATCCTCCAACGGCGGCGCATAGATCAGGTTGTTCTGGATGTAGACCACCGAGTACGGAGCCAGGCCGGCCAGGGCCGCCTCGCCATAAGCCAAGGTCTCGTTCCCGTCCTTGTCGTAGCGGTTCACCGAATAGAAGACCGGCTCGCCGACGCTGACCAGGTTATTGGCCTTGAACCGGCCGGTGAGTACCGGTGCGCGGATGGTGATCTGCTCGAGCATTTCGATGGTCAGCCGCCGCTGGTGGTTGGCCACGGCCTGCCCGACATTCTCGGCGAAAGCCGACGGAGGGATGCTCCAGGACCTTCCTCCCTTCCCCTTTGCCATCACGCTTTCCTCAACTGCAGATCGTGATGCACGCCGGCGGGATCACCGCCAACGCGCACGATGCGATAGCCCGCCAACGGCCCACCAAGGATCGGCACCACGTCGGTAGTGCTCAGTTCATGGCCGACGGCGGGCTGGTCCGACACCTCGTTGATCAGAGCGATCAGTTGGATGTCGCCGACCAGGATGTTGATTCCGTCGATGCGGTTGGCCTCGTAGTTGTGGAAGACCCCGCGCCCGGAGTACCGCACGGGTTGGCTGGTGGTGGTCTCGGTGACCGGATCGAAGACGCCCGGCCCCGGATACTCGCCAGCGAACGAGGTCACCGACTCGCTGAACACGCTGTCGAACATCTGGCCGAAAATAGCCTGCATTTCGTCACGCACGGATACCTCCGATTTCGTACTCGACCCAGCACCGGCAGCCGGCGGTTTCGTTGTCGCCGGCCCCAAGCGTCTGGTCACCGGGGAACATCAGCAGCGCGCCACCGCCCGTCACGAACGGACTACCGAGTTGCTGTCGCTGGCCCTGCATCGGCGAATGAGTGTGCCGAACGCGGTTGTCGCCGACGTTGTGCCAGGTCTTCAGGACTCTGCTGCGCTCCAGTCCATTGGCGACGAGTTGCTCGTAGACCTGATCCCGTCCTGCGCTGAAGGCGTCGTGTGCCTCAGTCGCGGCGATCTGCTCGGCACGGGTCCGCAGCAGTCGCTCGGAATAGCGGCCTACGATGCGATCGACATCCGCCGACGGGACCGGGCGACGCGCCTCGACGGCTCGCTCGACCAACCTGTCGAACCGCCGATCCCTGCGAGTGCGTGTCAGGTACTGGCGCATCTGCGCAGGGTCCCCGCTGAGCAACTGGGCGCGGGCGTTGGCCACTGCCTGGGCGTAGTTGCCTGAGAGTCCAGTGATTCCACCGGTTCGCTGCCCGGTCTGCGGGCTTCGCCGGCCGACGATATCGAGTGCTGTCGCGCGCGGCGGGCGCCCCAGGAGGTCGGCCATCTGGATCGTGTGGCGGACAGCCAGGCGCGTAGCATCATCGATGTCGCGCTGCAGGACGCGGGCATGCTCCGATAACCAGGTCGACGGCCCCGGGCCTACAGGGTCGAACTCCGGGACCGGCCGTCCCGGGAAAAACTTGATTTCGAGGGTCGCGCCGGCCAGATAGGTGGACCGCAGTTGCTCCAGGAACACCGCCAGCAACCCCAGCGACAGCACCGAGACAATGGAATCCTCATCCTGCTCGTTGATGTAGCGCTCGATCTCAGCCACGACAGCGGCATCCGTCACCGACCTGACCCGGTCCAGGTACGCCCTCTGCAACGCCGGCTCCTTTCCCTCGATTGCGCGCAGGATCTCGGCTTCGGTCATACCGTGAATACCGCTGGCATCGGGCACCGCAACACCATGATCGGCGCCAAGAGATCGTTGATGACCCCCACGAAGGGCTTGTTGGGCTGCTCGTCGCCTTCGGCTGGGCCGAAGAACTCGGTTTCGAGCGGCCCGACCTTGGCGCGTTTCACCGCGGTGGTCGCAACGTAGTCCGGATTCAGGCTGCCGGGCTTCAACAGTTCGCGCAGCGCGGCCTCGTAGGTGGCCTGCTCGACCTCCCGCGGCACCTCATCAGCCGGAACGGGCTCCCCGTCACGGTCAACGGCGCCTACGCGCGGCCATTGCAGTGCTTGGGCTCGCCCTCCGGCTTTCTTGCCAGGAAAGACCAGCACGCATTCAGAGACCGGCTGTTGGGTGCCGAGGCCGTCGATGTAGGCTGATGCCCGGGCCAGCGCTGCTTCCTTGTCGGCCTCAGCAGCAGCCGCCCAGGCGGCATTGCCCCGGGCCTGGTGGTAGGCATCAGCACCAGCCACGGTGCCGTAGTAGGCGTCAGCCACGGTACAGCCCCATGCGCAGCCCGATGCCGCAGAGACCGAAACCGCTAACGGAGAGAACCCAGAGAGAGCCGGACTTGGTGAACTGCAGCGGTCCGAAGTGCCAGTAGATGGGGCTCATGCAGAATCCTCGAATAGGTGGGCCATCCTGGCCCGGTCGACCATCCGTGAGGCGGGTATTACTGCTGCTCGGCCTGCTTGTCGGCCAGGGCCTTCTGGAGTTCTTCCAGGGAGGCATCAGGACCAGCCGGCACTCCGAGGGTGGCCAGTTGCTCGATCAGCGCTTGTTTCTGAGCCGCTTCGTCAGCGGGCGGCGTGGCCTTGGCCTTGACCTCTGCCAGTTTCGAAACCAGGGTCTCGGTCTTGCTGTTGGCGCCGGCATTCACGCCCAGGGCCTTCAGCTCGGCGAACAGTTGCTGGCGGTACGCCTCTTCGCCGCCCTGGCCGTCGCTCTGCACGCCGCCATCGACCACCAGCACGCCGGTGACCACGTAGAAGGCGAGGTTCTTGCGGTCCTTGATATCGTCCCACTCGGGCACGTCAACAGACGCGCCCGGCGGGATGACGGCACCACTCGGCAGGCCGATGGGGGTGATGCGGTTGGTATTGGTGATGAGCGCCATGGTCCACCCCCGTCAGATGCCGTCGGTGTAGCGAACTTCCGCCGGACGACGGATATCCACGCCACCGAGGCGGAAGATGCCGGGAACTTCCCAGCGGATCGGACCGGCCTGGTACACCGGCAGGAAGCGGTGCGGCATCGGGATATGCATCTTCAGCACCGACGGATCGCGGCGGTAGCTGACCATGCGTGCGGTGCCGCCGGCGCCTGCGGCATCCAGGCCGTTCAGGCCGCGGATGGTGAGCGGGCGACCAGTGGTGGCGGTGTAGACGTTGTTCTTCTGCAGATAGGTGAGGATCGTCTCCAGACCCTGTTCGTTCACCTTGCGGGTGGCGATCAGCAGGAACTTCGCGTAAGGCAGCAGCAGGGTGTCGGAGAACGCGGTGAACAGCGTGCCTTGCGTCTGGAGGGTCAGCGCGGTGTTCGCGTCGGCCAGGATCTGGTCGGCGGTGGCGGTTTCCCAGTTCCCGGTGACGGCGGAGCCCGCGGTAACACCCGGGTAGTTGAAGAGGCCACTGAAGCCCTTGGACGCGTCACCCGCCAGGGCTACGCGGTCCACGAACTCCTCGTAGGCGCGACGCGCGGCGGCGGCATCGTCACCGGTCAGGTTGATGCCGAGCATCTGCGCCTGGCTGATCTCTTCCAGACCATAGCCATAGCCGATGGCAGCCATGTGCACGCTCGACTCGAACTTCGAGCGCTCGGTGCTGGCCAGCGGCAGGTCGTCGGCGTTGCCGTTGACCCAGTCGGCCTTCCCGACCTTGTCGGCGGAGTAGAAGGTGACGGTCTTGATCCACTCGGGCGCCGAGGTGTCGACCGGGATCAGTTGCGGATACTGGATATCCGGGTAGACGATCTCGTTGACCTGGCGCTCGATGTAGGTGGTCTGCGAGACCACGAAGCCCAGGGCGGCCTGGGCGTCGAGCAGCTTGAATCGGCTCATGGTTTCTCCTTAGCCCAGGCGGACTTGAGCGAGTTGATTGGTGCCAGTGGTGCTGGTGTCGAAGCGCGCCCCGGCGACCTGCACGTTGTCGGTCGCGACGTTGGTCCAGGCGCCGGTGGCCGGCACGAAGTAGACCGGATCGCCTGCGGCAACCTGCACGGAAGCGGTCACCCAGATGGCGCCCTCGGTCATGACGCGGGCCGACTCGTACTGGCTGTACTGGTTAGCCTCGGCCTTGACGGAGCGGTCGCGGACGCTGATGCCGACGAACTTCGCGGCGGTATCGCCAGTAGTCGGCGCACGGCCGGCCTTGTCGGCGGTGCCCTGCATGACCGGGATGCCGAACGCCAGGCCGCCAGCGGCCTCGACGGTGCGTGAGATCAGGGTCTTCGGGACTTCGTCGACGATCATGCCCGGCAGGCCGGGGCGGATGTTCGCGCTGTAGGTGGTTTGAACGGCGGGCATTATTTGTCACCTCCTTTCCAGGCGCCGTTGACGCGCGCCTCGTAGGCCGCCTGACCGTTGTCAGCCGGGTTCGACGGTTTGCTGTCTTGCTGTTTCAGGTGGACACGCACCGGGTCGTTACTGGCGGCATCCTCGAGCAGGATGTCGAAGCGGGCGGCGATGTAGGCCTCCGGCTTGTCCTTGATGGCGGCGTCGCCCAGCTTGGCCACGACGGCCGCTTTGCGGATCTCGGCGGCGGACTTGCCGGCATAGTCGCCGTCAGCGATCAGCATCGCGCTGGCGATCAGGTCGGCGCGCTCTCGCACCAGTTTGTCGATGTCGGCGTCGCTCAGTACCTTGGCCTTCAGCCCATCGATTTCGGCGTCCTTCTTCGCCAGTTCGGCGTCTTTCGCTGCCATCGCGGTGGCGTGGGCGTCTTGGATGGTCTTGAGGTTCGCCCCGGCGTCGCCGAGTTGCTTCTGCAGCTTCTCGACGACCTGGGCGCCCTGCTCGGTGGTCTCGATCGTGAGGCCATCGACCAGGAGTTTGCGGAGTGCATCAGCCATGTCATGGCCTCCTGTGGGGGTTGTTTGCGCAGGTTTCTTGGCGCCGGGGGTGCGCGAATCCCCGATGCGCAGTTGCTCGCCGCCCCTGGCGTGATCGACCAGGGCGAGGTGGTTCATTCGCATCGGGCCAAGCCGGGCGTCGTAGGTCTCGCCGGTGGGGGTCACCCCATCCTCGAAAATGACCTCTGCCTCGAGCCCCATGGATAGCTCGCGCTTTCCTGCCTCGTAGTCGCGGATCGCATCGGCATCCATCAACACCAGAGGCACGCGCACGAAGTCGCCGTCTCGCAGGACCTCCGAGCCGGTCTGGCCGATGGCGAGCTGCTTCCAGTTCTCAGCGGTGACCTCGCCGTGGTGGCCGTTGGTCATGGGGCGGTAGGCGTAGGAGCGCATGGCGTCCTCGGCGAAAACCGATTCCGGCGGCCGGTACACGCGGACAATGGGTATGTCGGGCTTGCCGACCTCGGAACCCAGGTATTCCTGGATGCCAGTGCGCGCTACCCGGGCATCGGCCACGAGGTAGCCGTCAGCGGTCCGGCGAACGCCGGACACCGACACGGAGTCATGGAGAAGCATCGTTATTCCTCGTCGAGGCGATCCGCCCAGCCCTCGTCGATCTCCTCGAAGACCTCCGGGCCGAGCTCGATGACGCCGCGGTACGGCTCAACCTGGTCAAGGTCGACGCTGCCGGGCTGGTAGGTGAAGGTGATGTGGGGCTGGTAGTCCGGCCAGTCCCAACTGGCACCGGCATCGCGAATTTCGACGTGCCGCCAGGTCAGGTCAGAGGAGTTGAACAGCAGAACCACAGCCCCTTTGCCGAACTGCTCGACCATGCGCGGGCCGCCGGCGGAACAGGTCAGGTTTCCGTTCGGCTTGACCGTCCAGGCCTGGGTGACCTTCATCCAGTCGACGGGCGTCCGGCTGTAGGCGATGGTGACGTGCAGGTCGTCGGCCGGGAGCGTGGTCTCGAAGCCCTGGTCCTTCGCCCAGTCAATGATCGCGCCGGCGTTCAGCACCCGGCGCGAGACGTACAGCGTGCGAGGTGCCGCGTCGTTCAGCGCCTGGCTGGACGACCGGTTGCCGCCCTCCTCGTCCTGCTCGTCCTCGGGTACTTCGGAGCCGAACTCCTCCAGCGCCGACTCCAGACCGGGCATCACGCTGTTCTCGACCAGCAGGGTCTCGGCAGCCTTGCTGAGCGCCTCCTCGGGGAAGAGCCTTGTCTCGGCGATGGTCTTGATAGTCTCGGCGGTGATCTTCCCGATGTCCGCCCGCTCCTTCGCCGTGGTCTGCCAGAGGCTGTTCCAGACGTAATGGATCTCCGGCGGTCGGCTGCCCAGCGCGGACCGCACCAGGCACTCGTCCAGCACCGACATAGCCGGCGTGATGTCGAGCTCCTGGCTGGACTGGATGCGGTCGTAGTAGTTACGCAGGTCGGCCTCACCAGTGGAGTTCATGCCGGCGGGTGACTGGCTGAGCATGCGCGTAGCCGGAATATCGGCAGCGCCGCAGCCCGCTTGCATGAAGCGGTCCATGATGTCCGGCAGCGTGCCGAAGTTCGCCGATTTGCTGTCGTACTCCTCGTCCTTGTCCAGCATCAGGGTGCCATTGATTCCCTTCGCCATGGCCGCCAGACGCATGCGCTCCAGCACCAGCTTCTCGTACTTCGGGTCCTGCATCCCCTGCATGAAGTCGGGGATACGGATCACGTCGACCTTCGCTTCGAAGATGAGGCTGGCCACGTTGGCCATGGTGCTGTCGATCTGTTGGATGGCCTCGAACACGGCCTGCAGGACCGAGTCTCCCCAGCCGAACTGATTGCCGCTGGCCAGGTCCTGGTCAGGGATGTCGGCGCCGGTGAAGATCACCAGCCGGGACGGGTGAATCTCGATCGCGCTGCCGCCGAGCCGGTAGGCCTTGGGCTTGCCGTAGTTCGGTGACATGACGTCACGATCCTGCTCGGTTGCCGACAGGTCGCGCCGGCTCATCACCGTCAGATACTTGATGCCGCCGGCCTGGACGCGCTCGGGTACCAGAGGCTTGCTGGTGTCAGTTTCGCCGGTACCGATGAAGATCGCTGCGCCGCCCCAGAGCCGCGCCTTGATTAGAGCCTCCATGGTGCGGGCCTGGACCTGAAGGCGCTTCTCCTCGGCCTCGATCTTCTCGATCTGCGCCTTGCTGGCTTGCCATGCCCGCCAACGCCTGGTCGCATCCTTCGCCGGGATATCGACGACCTTGCGCGGGAACCAGGCGCCGCGATACGCGTTGTGCAACTGCTCATCGGTGAGCACGACCGGCGCGTAGAAGCTGCCGGCGGCCTTGTCTCGCTCCGTGCCCAAGTTGGCCACGAAGTTGACCAGCTTGTCAGTGAGGAAGCGCCTTACGCCCATTAGGAAACACCTGCGAGGGAATACTTCGTGATCGGGTATTCCTTGTGGATGAAATAGCCACCCGCATCATTGGGGTGGTCGATGTCGGCGGACTTGTCCGGCTCGCCGTTTGTGCCCCACACCTGCTGTTCCAGGGCGTCGGCATAGGTCGGGCACCGGTCGGGGTTGACCCGATACCGGCGCTCGCCTTTGGCGTTGCAGAACATGGCGTTCATGGAGTTGATCCGGTCCTTGACCGGCGGGTTGGCGGCGGGCGCCGAGACGACGAAGCCGGCCTGCTTGAGCAGCGCGATGTCGGTCTCGCTGGCCCGTACCGACTTGCGCGAGTCGCCGGAGGCGTCGGGATAGATCCTGATCTGGCGGGTCGGCCGATATTCGCCGTCGGCGTACAGCCAGAACCGCTCCTTGATCTGGCGGATCATGTCCGGGGTGTCGTACCCGTTGACGATCTCGTCGACCGCGTGCGGCAGGCCCAGGCGCTTCACATGCACGACGGCGGCCATCTTGCCGACGTTGAAGTCCATACCCACGTATATCGGCTCGCCTGGCTGAACCGTCTCGGGCGAGGCGTTGAGAGTGCGGTCGTAGGCGGTGTAGATGGTGCCCGACGTCAGGTTGACGAACTGGCCGCGCAGGTACGCCGCGATCAGTTGCGGCGGGTACGACTCCATCAGCGAATCGATGTAGTCGTCCGGCAGGTTCGCCTCGTTGTCGTAGGTGCTGGCCTGGACCAGTCCATACAGGTCCTGCAGGTGCGGCTTCTCGCGCAACTGCTTCACGAACTGCTGGAATACGAACTTGAAGCCTTCCGGGGTGGTGGTGACGTCGACACGGTTGCGCAGGCCGTCCACCTTGTAGCGCATCCGCGCGATGATCTTGCGCCAGGCCTGCTGGGCCTTGACCAGCGACAGGACGTCGAGCTCGTCCACCAGGGATCGGCCGACCTTGAAGCCAACGATGGTCTGCGGCTTCTCCATGGAGCGACAGATGATCGTCGTGCGGTAGGCGCTGCCGCTGAAGAGGTGAACCTCGTGGTTCGCCTGGTTGATCCTGGTCCGCAGCCCCCAGTCGAAAGCCACCTCCTCCATCGTTGGGTAGAAGATGTCGCGGATCTGGGCGTAGGTCGGCGCGAAGTAGCCGGCGTTGATGCGCGGCCACTCCCAAGCGTGCTGGGCGAGGCCTGAGCAGCCGACCCAGGTCTTGCCGGAGCCGAACCCGGCCACGAAGCCGCAGAACTTGTGCGGAAGCGCCAGGAACTTCGCCTGGGGCCTATTCAGCGTCGGCATCGCGCACCCTCGCATCGATGATTGTCACCGCGACGCTGGTTGGCGGCGCTTCTTCCTCAGGGTTCTCCAGCAGCTTCAGCTCGGCGCGCTTCTTCGCCACGTCCAGGCGCTTCAACTCAAGGTCCAGCGCAGCCGACTCGGTGCCGACGTGCCGGCTCAGCAGTTCAAGGTTGCGGAGCTTGTCCGGCCACTTGACCTTGCGGAGCACGCCAGCGATGCGGCGGTCGTCACCGCGGCCCTCGAACAGCTCGGCGATCTCGATGCCGGACAGGAACTGGCGCCAGGCCCGGGGCCAGTCGCGGATCGACCGGAACGATCCGTCGTCCTCGAGGATGTCGAGCACGTCCATCTCGTCGATCTCGCGGAGCCGCCGGATCACATAGTCGGCCTCGACCTCGGTGCGCTTCGAGCGCTCGGCCATGGCGGCCTGGATGGCCTGGGCGACCTCCGGCCGCTGGAGCAGTTGATAGCCGATCTCCGTCGCGCGCCGGGTGCTGTAGCCGGCCCGAATCGCGGCCTGCGTCGCGTTGAGGTCAAGTAGGTACTCGTCGACGAACAGGCGCTGTTTCTTGGTCAGCGCCATGGATCACCTCAACTGAGCCTCAGGATGGGCGCGATGTTGCCCTTGTTGCGGTAGACCAGCACCAGCAGCACAACCAGGACCGCCAGCAGGTAGGGCGATATCGGCGTTGCGTGGCGCGCCATCAGCACGGCCAGGCTGATCGAGAGCGCCTGCATGCCGGTCCCAGCGGCGAGGATGTACGCGCAGAGCGAGACGCCGAACCGGTACGTTGCACCGTGGCGCTGGTACGTGAAGATGCGGCAACTGATAGCGCCGCAGACGGCCGCAGCCGCCAGGGTCACTAGGTCAACCATCTTTCCGGCCTCCGATCATGCCGACGATGCGCTGCAGAACGATCTGGAGCCATGCCGGCGCGCGGCCACCGATCATCCAGTCGAGCACGCCGATCAGGATGGTGACGATCAGCGCGGCGGTGACCAGTGCGGGCAGTCCGGAGAACTGAGTCGCGCCCCGCCCGACAGCCTCGGTGGCGGCGTAGTAGCCGCCCACCCAGGACGCCAGCAGGTAGCCGAGGCGCCTGGCGATGGTCAGGTCGTGGGCCCAGAGTACGAACAGCAGCGCGCCGGCGAAGCCGCCGATCACCGCATTGACGTCGACTCCGGGGATGATCGCGGTGGCAGTGAGCCCGACGGCGCCGGCTGCTGCTACTGCTCCGCTGCTCGTCGGTTCAGCCATGGGGTGCTCCAGAAACGAAAAAACCCGGCTTCAGGGCCGGGTTTTCGGGGGAATCTTTTGATTGGGTGCTACTTCGCAAACTGGGAAAATACTCCCAAATCTCTTATCAAAATGTCAAGCGGCGTCTCGTTGGGCCGCAACCACCTGCGCCACCGGCACCAGAGCCTGGGCGTCCAGCCGGTTGAGCTCCTGCATGAAAATCTCCCAGATCGCCGCCCAGTCACGCTCCCAATTCGCGGCGTACAGTACGAACCCCGGCCAGTCCGCCAGGAACTGGATCACCTTACCCGGCCACCACTCCTCCCGGCCGTTCACCATGTCCTTCCACGAGTGCATCGCCGCCAAGGCCACCCAGTAAGCGACCTCCTGGCGGGGCTTGTTCATCTTCGGGAGATCCGCCGAGAAGTACAGGAAGGACTGCGCGCGGTTCTGGTCGACCCCGTTCGCCAGCGGCGAGTACAGGAAGTGTCCGAGATGCTGCAGCGGCGCCGGTAGCGTGCTGATCGCATGCATCACCTTGCCGGCGGCGAGCATGTGCTGGCAGCGGTTCAGGTTTCCCGCGGCGCGCCCGGTCCGCGTCTCGTAGGCGGCGATGATCTGGGAGTCGATGGGGAACAGGCCCTCCGGCTCCTTGCTCTCGCCCTGGTACCCCTCGGGGAAGCGGGCCACCAGTTTCTTGCGGCGCTTCGCCCTGGTCTTCCGGGTGGCCTCTTCGGCGTCTTCGATGGCTTTCGCCATCACCGACGCGCCCGGGATGTGGTACGCGTCCTGCCAAGCCTGGCGCGCGCTGATCAGTCTCATTTCGACTCTCCCCTGTAGTTTCCTGTAGTCACTGCTCGCCCTCGAGGAGAGGGACGACTTTCACTCGCACGCCCGGCGTTTCGCCGTAGCGCTTCCCCACCACCGCCTTCACGACCTGGACGTCGTCCTTCCAGACCACGCCGTTGAGGCCGTCGTAGATCGCCTTGATCACGTTGTCCATGTCGGGCTTCTTGGTCGGGTACAGGCCGCCGGCCAGCGCCAGCGACTTCCGCTTTTTCGACATCGATTGAGGGATGCTGAGCGCGATGTCGAGCTCGACCAGCACCGGGCCCTCGAACAGCGCACGACCTGCCATGGCCTGCTGTCCGCTGTGAGCGATCAGCCCCTCGTAGTTCGCCGTCTTCGCCGGCGTGAACATCCTGGCGTGGGCGCCGACGCGACCGATACGAGGTCTCCCCTTCCCCACCGGCTCGCCGGGTACGGTGAACATCACCGGGCGGAAGTCATGAATCACGGTGCACCTCCGGCGCTTTCCGGCGCATCTTGGCCAGCAGCAGTTCCCGCGCCTGGGCGCCACTGAGGCCATCCAGACCCTGGGCCTGCATCCGCCGGCGGAGCTGCTGCTCGGCCTCATCCTCGGCCAGGTCCAGCAAGCTCTTCCCGGTGTCATGCTCGATCGCGTGGACGACGGGCTGGCTCAGCGGGATGTTGTTCGCCCAGCGCCGGACCATCTCGGCGTAGTAGAAACCGAAGCGCTTGCGGAGGCGATCGTCGATCACCTCGCCGGTGCGCAGATCGAAAACGCCGGTAGCCTCGGCGGCGGCCTTGACCACCTGGTGGCGGTAGCGGCACGCCAGAGCCTGGTGGAACGCGGTGTCGTGGTCCGGCAGACCGAGCGACTCCGGTTGTACGCTCAAGCAGAGCTCCCGGAATGTCGGCGCCGCCGGCGGCCAATCGAACCGGCTGCCCATGAACGTCAGCATGTTGAGCCCGTGGGCCAGTTGCTGGCCGGTCAGCCCCTGGAGCACGGTAGCCCAGGCACCGTCAGGGTTTGGGTTGTCGCCAAAACTCGACGTCCAGCGGTGCCCGTACATCTCGGTCATCTTCACCCAGAGCCGTTCCAGCAGCCTGTCGGGCAGCCTCGTTGGCTGCGACGATGGCGTTGACGCGGTCGACGGCTGAGCGAGGGCCCTGTCGATGTGAGAGGCCGCGCTTTGCGGCACGATGGCCGGCTTGGCCTTCGGCGTTTCCTGCTTGGTTTCCATGGCTGCTCCTGTTCTGGTCGAAGCGCTGGTTGCGGCGGATTTTCTGTGCCAGTTCGTGCTCCCACTGGCCTTGGGACTGGTATTTCTCGGGGCGGTTGATCCAGTAGCTGCGGAATTCGAGAAGCTCGTCGTCGCGTAGCTGGTAGGTCCCAATCCCGTTCCGCACCAGCGTTGCCGGCCACCCCTTCGCACTCGGCACCCAGGCCTCATGCATCGGGAATCGGTCAGCACCAGATACCGGCTCTGCCTCGCGCGCGTTACGTGACGGAGGAGGTATCGGAGGAAGACCGGATGTAGGCCCCACCTCTGGCCCCACCTCTGGATAACCTCCGGCCCTACCTCTGGCCCTACCTGCTCCAGCCTCTTCGCTGTAGCCCAGTAGTTCCGGGGCTTCTGGCTCTAAATCCTTGGCCCCACCTCTGGCCCCAGGTCTGGCCCCACCTTGGTCAAACCTCTGGCCCCACCTCTCCGAGGCGAATTGATCCCGTGAAGCCTTCGGCAGGTGGAAAACGAAAGGACCGATGCTGGGCATAGGCTCGACCATGCCGCGGCGCACCAGCGCATCGATGGTGTAGCGGGCCTCCTTGCGGGTCGCCTTGTGCGCAGGACGCCCAGGTGAGGCCGGGATGCTCAAAACCTCGATCAGCATCTGCTCGCTCAAGCGGCGGGTTTCGCCAGCGATGCCGGTTGTGTAGTCCATGAACATCCGGATCGCGCAGTACACCTTCAGCAGCTGATGCGGCTCGTCGAAGAGCGCATCCCACTCCTCGTCGTTGATCTGGAAGGACGGCACGGATCACCCTTCGCCCGCCAGAACCGACTTAGCCATCCGGCTCAGCGTCGTGCATTTCGCCGCAGTGGAGTCCAGGGCGTTGATCAGGTCCGGAAGGAACTGGCCATCCCGCGCATCGAGGATCATGTCGTCGAAGACCCTGGTGCCGACGCCGGCGACATCACCGAGGCGACGCATCAGTGCGCCGAACACCTTCATGGCATCCATGCCCTCTGCCACGACCGGACGCACCGGGAGCAGGCCGTACCGACCGGACAACTCCAACAGCGCGCGCTCGCGCCAGGGTTGCTCCAGTGCCTGTACCCAGGACTCTTCAATCCAGGCTGGGATCTCGACGTCGCCGTCGAGCCAGCGTTCCACCCGCTTGCTCCAGTTCTTGTAGATCCGGGCGTAGTCGACGTGACTGGTGGCCGCCCCTTCCAGGGCCTTCAGGTCCGGGTAATCCTTGGCCCGGCAGCGTTCCGGCGCCCGCAGGTTCAGTTCGATGTTCAAGCGTTCGGCGAACCCGTCCTGCGACATGCTGGTCCGGGCGATCATGTCCTCGGCGATGGCGATCAGCACGGCATCGCGGGTTTCGTGTCGAGGATTCGACGTATGCATGGTGGCCCTCCTGGGCGAAGCTATTGGCATCCGATCAACCAGCAGGAAGTCCCCGTCATGGATGACCTTCAACGAAAACCGTCGCTCTTTGCGATCAGCCGGCCTCTTGGAGGTGCGCGAGCTGCTGCTCAGGCGTCAACTCGGCATGCATGAGGTCAATTGCGGAACCCACGGAGTAGCTGGGGTTCTCGATGGCGCCCTTACTGATGCGAAAGATCGTGGAGGGATCGCAGCCAGCTCGTTCCGCGATGGCGCGGTAGGTCTTGCGGGCGGCCAGGAGGTCTTTGACCTTCGTGGCCAGGGTGGGGGTAGTCATGTGCATGCTCCTCTGGAGATATGCACAGTCTATGCATTGCCGCATAACTGTCAACGCATAAATGGACTCTTCCCCTATGCACAAGGCATTGGCAGCATTGCATCCATGCAAAAAAGTACGATCCAGCACATCCTGGCCGCCCTTCTGGCGGAGCATGGAATATCCCCAACGGAGCTCAGTCGCCGCACTGGCGTCGGGCAATCCACCATTTCCCGAATCCTTAACGGCAAGATCGCCACGCCCAAGGATGAACAGGTCTACCCAATCGCCGAATACTTCGGTTTGAGCACAGACCAATTGCGCGGCAGGGTGTCAATTGGCACTGCGCCTATCCCCGCAGTCGTTCGAGAGCCTGAGGCGACGATGGACGGTCCGATTGAGGTCTGGGACGACAGCACGCCTCTCCCTTCTGATGAGGTGCTAGTCCCATTCCTTAAGGAGGTAGAGTTGGCCGCAGGAAGTGGCAAGATGTCGGTCGAGATGAATTCGAGGCGTAGCCTGCGCTTCGGGAAGTACAGTCTGAAGAAGCAGGGGGTAGACCCTGCCAATGCACGATGCGTGACTATTACGGGCAACAGCATGGAGCCAGTACTCCGTAACGGCGCAACTGTCGGGGTCGATGTCGGCAATACCCGGATCGTTGATGGAGACCTCTACGCGATCAATCACGGCGGCCTACTCCGCGTCAAACAGACTTACCGGCTGCCGGGCGGAGGCATCCGACTTCGCAGCTTCAACCGCGACGAACATCCCGATGAGGAATACTCAAAGGATGAAATTGTCGCTCAAGAGATCGAGATCATCGGCCGTGTGTTCTGGGGCGCGATGTTCTTCTGAAGGCGCTTGCGCGCCCAGTGGCAGGCCGGATGGATGATGAACAACTGACCGCTCTGCTCCTGGCCGTTGAGGTCCTCGACGAGCGTGAGAGCGTCATCCGCCAGCGCCTGCTCTACCAGGAAAAGATCGACATCCTCGTGACGGTCCAGCAGCACGGCGCCGGCGCGATCGCCACACTCACCAAAGGCGGTCAGGTCATCTACGACCGAGACGCCGAGGCGACCGCCGGCCCCGACCAGGATTTTCTGGACTGGGCAATCTTTCGCTCGCCGCCGGGCACCCGTGCTGATGGCCTGATCTACGATGGCCCCGAGACAATCCAACTGCTCGTCATGGATCATTCCTACCCCGGCCGCGCGGTGATCGGCAGCTACTCTCCATTCAAGGACCTGGCGGCGTACGAAACGAAGGGCGAATGCCGCGACGAATCCTTTCTCCGCGCTCAAGAGTTCTTCGCTGTGCTTGCCATAGCTACTCCACTTTCCGTTTTGGAGCAGCATGGTCGCATCACAACGGACTTCACTTACCCTCCGCTCGTACCAGGTCTGAAAGATGGCCGCCAGGGTACGTGGCTACCGCGCACAATGCCGAACTTCGAGGAGTTACGCCTGCGATGCATGGGCAGAGGTGCTACACCCTGGCCGAGAAACGGCGGTGATTACCTGCGATTTCTCTTGTTTGTAAAGCGGATCATGGCCTGCCCGTTGAGCGATACCGACAAGGTCAACCTAATCCACCGTTCCGCATTCTTCTTGGGTGAGGATGGCCACTCCTTCGGTCGCTTCATCGACCTCCACGGTGGGCCTGACGCCCTGCTTCGCCAACTCCACCACTAGTCCCTCCCTCCCCTCTTGAAGCCCGCCTAAGCGCGGGTTTTTTCGTTCATGCATATCCGTGCGCATAAAAAATTGCATCAATGCATTGACATGCATATGCGCTGATGCATAATTCATCCAACGCCAGCACAACACCGCCGGCCAGGCCACCGAGCCGCGCTCTTTAACAACCCGACAGCACAACACATCAACAACAGATCGCATTGCCTCTACCGGCGACCGGCGATCCGCGCTCAGGCAATGCGGGCCTGGGCAACGCAGGAAGAACCTGCGGCGGACGAGGACCAGACCGAACCGAGCGAATGACCCGGAAAGCAATGCGCCCCGCCACCCCGGCGGTAATGGGCAGGAACCTGGCTGTGCCGTGCGGCAATCGGCGCCGCAGTCAGGGGAATGACAGCAATGAGCAACACCCGCGGGTTGTAGAAGCCCAGCAGGCGAACGCGGGAGAAACACCGATTTCACTGGCTGGCCCTCCTCCGAGGGCCAGACGGGAAGTCAACACGCCCTGGAGGGCAAGACGATGAAGACCGTAGTTTTTAGCGACACCCTCAAAAAACTGTCGGTTGGGCAAAAGGTGTACGCACAAGGTGGAGGCCACGGCGTCATCAGCGAAATCCGCGAGAACTGCGCATTCCCGGTGTTCGTCACCTTGAACAGCGGACGCAAGGACGCCTTCACGGCTGCTGAAATTTTCCCTGCCTAACCACCCAGCCCGGTTCTCCGTGGCATCACCGAGGAAAGGACATGGCATTCGTCGAGGTAAGCAAAGAGCAATTTTTCCAGGCTGTAGGCGGCCCCGAGAACATTCACCCGACGCCGTACCCCGATTGCTCGGAGTGGAAGAACCTGAGCACTCACGAGGTCGTTGGGCGCTCTGAGCCCGGCTACAAAAGCGCGCACGGGACTCCGCATCGTTATTGGCTGACTGAGCAGTTCGCTAACCGCAAATCGATCAAGACAGCCTAACCCGCCGCCCTGCCGGTAGCAGGGCATCACCAGCCCCACCGAACTCTATCCGGAGACACACGGTGAAGCGAAACGCCAACCCGGCGGCGACCGTTGCTGCCTGGAATTCCGCATACCCCGCCGGCACCGAGGTCGACTACCGATTCCATCGCGCCGCGGCGCCGAAGCGCACCCGGACGACAACCGAAGCCCAGGTGCTCGGCGGACACACTGCTGTCGTCTGGCTCGCCGGAGTGTCCGGTTGCGTTGCCCTTTCCCACTGCGAGCCGGCCTGAGCCCGCACGTCCAGCATCCTGAACGGAGGCACATATGCTGATCCTCACCCGCCGAGTCGGCGAAACCCTGCATATCGGCGACAACATCACCGTCACGGTCCTTGGCAGCCAAGGCGACCAGGTGCGCCTCGGCATCACCGCCCCGGACGACGTCGCCATCCACCGCTCCGAGATCTACCAGCAGATCGGCAACGTCCGTCCCGTGCCGCCGGCGGAGTTGGTCGAGGCCTGGAACCGAGAGCACCCGGCGCCAGCGCTGATCGAGTACCGCCCGTACCGAGGGGCCGAACCACAGCGCACCCGCACCGTCGGCCGGGCCAGCGTGTCGCTTGGCGGGGCGGCGGTTATCTGGATCGAAGGCCAGTCGGCGCCGGTGGCGTTGCGGGCCTGCACCGCTCTCTGAAAGAACACCACCCGAGGGGCTTTGACCGACATGCCGTGCTGGCCCTGCATGTCGAGAGCCGAGGACCAGCTAAACCGGGGTGCTCCGCAGGGCTGAAAAACCGGGGATTTGGTTATTGCGAGTTGAGTCCTGCCCGATCCCCTGGCCCAGCCAGGGCGCATCGGAGAGTGATCTGCGGCGTGGAAAGCGCACACGCAGAGGTGGATGAACGAAAGCGGCTATCCGGTCGGGAACCCGTAACGCCAGCAATCACATCCCACGTTCCCACCGTGCAGGCAAAGGAGTCATGACCGGAGCCTGTTCGGCAAGCCGGAGTAGCGACCGGTCAGATCACTCCCCGCTGCGCATGCAGCGTTCCCCATCTTCGCCCGGCTCCGGCCGGGCTTTTTTCAACCTCCATTCGAGAGCACCTACCACGGCGCCCCACCGGGCACGACTGCCGTGTGCCTGGGTGCTGCCGAATGCAGGTGAACCACGGAGAGCATCCCGATGTGGACATACCGCGAGCGCCGCAACCGCGCGGCTTTCAGCAACGCGCAACTCGCTTACGACCGTGCCGTCGACCCGCTCTGGGACCAGCCGGACCCGGAACCAGAGCCCGAGGACGAGCAGGAGGACGACGATGGCCTTCAGCAATGAACGCGCGGTTCGGATGATTGAGGAAGGCATCACGGCCATGCGCCGGTCCCACTTCCCGCGCCCCGAACAGAGCTTCCTTCACGGCCAGATCGAACTGGCCTACGCAGTGGACTTCATCGACACCCGCCTCTACGACGACATGCGCCGCCGGCTCGACGCCGCGGCGGATTCGCGCTGGGCAGAACTCAGGAGCACGAACACATGACCACCCGCCCCGTTCGCTCGATCATCGACGACCAACTCGACGACCTGGTGATGCCGGCCGGCGCCGACATCGCCGCAGTGCTCGGCCTGCCCCGCGAGACCCTGGTGGTGAATCTCCCGCGTCGCATGGCGCTGACCATCAAGCGCGGCCGGAAATGCCTGGGGGTGCGTCGTGAACGCGAAGCGTAAAGCCACCATCCTCGGCGCCCTGGCCATGACCGCCTTCTACATCCTGCTCATCTTCGCCCCAGCCTGGGGCGGTCTGATCACCGCCGAACAACCCGCCACGGCACCCATCGCCGGGAAGTGAGCCAACCATGCAAACCATCACCGTGCGCGCCTCGTCCTGGGGCGCGCTGTTCGACTGCGCGTTCAAGTGGGAGGGCGTACACCTCCTGAAGATGCGCAGCCCTTCGTCCCCCCGGGCGCTGCTCGGTACCGCGATCCACGCAAGCACCGCAGCATTCGACGCGGCACGGGTGAACGGCGAGCCTATCAGCGCCTACGACGCCTCGGAACTGCTGGTGCACACGCTGCAGCAGCCGGAGTTCGAGGTCGACTGGCGCGGCTCCGACATCAGCCCGCGCGAAGCCGAGTCCACCGGACTGACGCTGCACACGAAGTACTGCAACGACATCAGTCCGCACTTTGACTTCGTGGCCGTGGAGCTGACGACCAAGCCGCTGGAGATCGACTGCGGCGGCGGGGTCATCGTACGGCTGACCGGCCAACTCGACCGGGCCCGCATCAAGCGCGATAGCCACGGCGTCGGCATCGCCGACGTGAAGACCGGCGGCGCCGCGGTGAACCAGGGCGTGGCCAAGACCAAGGGCCACAAAGCCCAGATCGGCACCTACGAACTGCTCTACGAGCACACCACCGGCGATGCGATCACCGCGCCGGCCGAGATCATCGGCCTGAAGACCAAGGGCAAGCCCGAGGCGGCGGTCGGCGAGATCGTCGGCGCGCGCCAGGTGATGGCCGGCACCGACGAGCATCCCGGCCTGATCAAGTTCGCCGCCGACATGTTCCGCTCCGGACTCTTCCCCCCGAACCCGCAAAGCCCACTTTGCAGCCCGAAGTACTGTCCGCGCTGGCGGACCTGCCCTTACCACGAATGACCGGAGACACCATGAGCCAGACAACCACCCTCGAAACCCTGCAGACGCAAGCCGTGGCTCCGCGTCAGCGCGACAAGGCACCTGTCGCTATGTCGTTCTTCAACATGGACGGCTTCGAGCTGATGCAGCGCATCGCCAAGGCCTTCAGCCAGGCCGACCTGGTGCCCAAGCAGTACCAAGGCAACCTGCCCAACTGCATGATTGCGCTGGACATGGCCCAGCGCATGGGCGCGAACCCGCTAATGGTCATGCAGAACCTCTACATCGTGCATGGCACCCCGGGCTGGTCGAGTAAGTTTCTGATCGCCACGGTGAACACCTGCGGTCGCTTCTCCTCAATGCGCTACGAGTGGAAAGGCGAGCCAGGCAGTTCCGACTACGGCTGCCGGGCTTGGGCGATTGAGAAGTCCACCGGCGAACGCCTCGACGGCATCTGGGTCACCTGGAAAATGGTGAACGACGAAGGCTGGGCAGCGAAGAACGGCAGCAAGTGGAAGACGATGCCGGACCAGATGTTCATCTACCGCGCCGCCGCATTCTGGCAGCGCGCCTATGCGCCGGACCTCGGCATGGGCCTGCAGACCGCAGAAGAACTGCAGGACGTCATCGACGCCAAACGCGACGCCGACGGCTCGTTCACGGTCGACCTCGACGTGCTGCGGCGCCAGCAGGAGGTCACCGACAAGGCGCCGGGCGCGGGCCAGCAGGCTCTGGAACACGAACCCGGAGAAGTGATCGACACCGTCAGTGGCGAGATCACCAAGTCGGCTCAGCGCCAGCCCGCCGATCAGCAGCCGGACACCGGCACCGACGAGCTCAATCTCGAGTAACCGGCCATGCCCAGCCGAACCGTCGAAGAGCAGTTCGACCGTGTCGAGGAGTTCAACAGCCTCCTCGGCGCGGCGGAGCTGAATGCCGCCACCACCTGGGAAGAAGAGTTCACCGCCGACCTTCGCGCCAACTTCCAGCGCTACGGCCCGCGGATGTTCCTCAGTGAGTCCCAGCACACCACCCTCGAACGCATCGCCAACCAGTAGGAACCCGCCCATGAGCCAGAACAACGCCGCTTTCCTCCACATGACCGCCGACACGCTCGGCAAGAGCCTGCTGCAGGGCCTGATCCAGGAAATCCGCATCCTGCCGGACGTGTGGCAGAAGCTGTCCGAAGCCAAGCAGACCGATGTGATCGAGCGCCTGGAACAGCAGGTGCGCAACGCCGCCACCATCGCGGTGCACACGATTGCCGGTGCCGAGCGCGAGACCGTCTACGGCAAGCTCGAATCCATCGCGGCCAAGGACAAGATGAAGGCCGTCATCGTGGTGAATCACTCCAGCCCGAACAAGCACGACCTTCTGGACGCAGTGAACGAGGACTGCCTGCTGATCATCGGCGGCGCCGCTGAGTTCCTCGACGGCATGAAGGACGTGAAGGCTGATCCGGACCAGAACCCGCTGGACCTGAATGGCGGCGACGGCGACATGGAAGACCCCGGCGCCTGGGGCGGTATGCAACCAGCAGACGACAGCGACGTCGTCGATGCCGAGTTCCAAGAGCTGCCGCAACTCACCGTCGAGCGCTTTGCCGGCCACACCCTGGGCGAGATCGCCATCGGCGTCGCCACCAAAAAGGACGTGTTCGACGCGGCCTGGCTCCAATCGCGCTTCGCACTCACCACCGAGGAAGCCGAGCGCGTCGTTCTCCAACTGCTGGACCAGGGCGTCATCGTGCTCGAGCAGGAGAACGAGGAATCCCGCGAGTTGAACACTTACCGCGTCGTCAAGAAGCCGGGGGATATCGCCCTCGACCTGGAGTGAGCCATGCGCATCACGAAACTCGAAATCACCAACTTCCAAGGGCTGCGTCATGCGGCCCTTGATGTTTCTGCGCCGGTGCTCCTGGTGGCCGGCCACAACGGCGCCGGCAAGAGTTCGCTGCTCGACGCCATCAGCCACGCCTTCACCGGCAAGCCCGGCCGCGTTGCGCAGAAGCAGCATATCGGCCAACTGATCACCGAGGGCGCCAAGAAGGGCGAAGCCCGTGTCGAGTGGCTGGACGAATCCGGCGAGGTGCAGGCCTGCGGCGTCGCGCTGCCCAGCGGCAAGGGCTCTCCCCTCACCGACTCGCCCTTCCTGCCCTACGTGCTCGACGCCAGCCTGTTTGCCAGCCTGGATGCCAAGGAACGCCGCCGGGTGCTGTTCGACCTGACCGGCGCCAGCGCCAGCCCGGCCGAGGTCGGCAAGCGGCTGGAAGCCAAAGGCCTGGACCTGGCGCTGTTCGAAAAGGTGAAACCCCTGCTCCGTTCCGGGTTCCCGGCCGCCGTCGAGCAGGCCAAGTCCTACGCCAGCGAAGCGCGCGGCGCCTGGAAAGCGGTCACCGGCGAGAACTACGGCAGCGAGAAGGCCATTGACTGGGCGCCGGAGCTGGTGGCCACCGCGGTGACCAACGACCAGGTCGAGGAAGCCCGTAACGCCCTGCAGGCGCTCGAGGACGATCTGGCTGAAGCCCAGCAGACCTTGGGCGCCAGCAAGCAGGCCCGCCAGGCCGCCGACGGCCGCGCCCAGCGCATAGCCAATCTGCGCGAGCTGGTAGACCTGGAGCCGCGCCGCCGCAACAAGCTGAGCACGGACGAGCAGAACCAGGACGAGTGGTCCGAGAAGGTCATGGCCGCCGAACTGGCCTCGTCCGGCAGCGTGCCGCACCAGCCGCTGACCTGCCCCCACTGTCAGGGCGCGGTCGACCTGCAGGCCGGTGCTCTGGTGGTGCATCAGCCGCCTGAGAAGATCGCTGACGCCGAGGCAGCCAAGCGTCTGCCGGAATACCGCGAGTATCTGGCCAGTGCTCAGCGCGCCGTGGCGAACAGCCAGCGGGACCTGGACGAGTGCCTGGCCGCCGCCGAGCAGATCAAGGCCCTGGAAACCGAGTCCGCCGACGCGCCCAGTGCCGAGGCGATCGCCAGCGGCGAACAGGCGATCAACGAACTGCGCCAGGCGCGTGACCGGCAGCAGGCCAAGGTGCAGTCGCTGATGGAAGCGTTCAACGCCGCCGCGCAGCGCCAGGACGTCATCAAGCAGGCCGCCGGCTTCCACGCCGAGGTCTGCGCCTGGGGCGCCCTGGCCGATGCCCTATCGCCCGCGGGCATCCCAGCGGAGATCCTGGCCGATGCGATCGGACCGGTGAACGAGCTGCTGCAGCGCCTATCCGGCACCGCCGGCTGGTCGCCGGTACAGATCAGCGCCGACATCGACGTCACGTTCGGCGGTCGGCTGTACGGCCTGCTGTCCGAGTCCGAACGCTGGCGGTGCGACGCGACGCTGGCCCTGGCCATCGCGACGATCTCCGGCCTGCGCCTGGCGTTGCTGGATCGCTTCGACGTGCTGGATATCCCTGCTCGCACTCAGCAGGCGATGAAGCTGTTCCAGAGCCTGGCCGTGGGCGGCGAGATCGACACGCTGATCGTCGCCGGCACGCTCAAGGAGGCGATGGCGAAGACGCCGGAATGGCTGCAGGCGGTCTGGATCAACGCCGGGCAACTCGTCGACCAGCAGCAACAGGCCGCGGCCTGATCCCCTACAGGACAAGGAGATTTCCATGAAACGAGAAATGATCACCGTAAAGACACCGGAAGGCCTGGTTCTGAAGGTTCCGGCACACGTTGTTGCAACCACGTTCGTCGCTGCAGCCCTGGCTCATGTCGGTCTTCCGCAAATCCCTGCCGTACCTGCTGCGAATGAAACGACTTCCAGCGACCAGGCCAGTCCAGCGCTTGGCAAATACTGGCCCGGACAAGGCGGCCACAACGGCGGTTTCGTGCCGGCCCGCGAAGGCGTTCCCGCCCACTACCTGATCTTTGCTGCCCAGGACGTTGGCGATCATGCCTGGGGCGGTCGTGGAGATGAGTCGGACGCAACCAGCAAGGTAGATGGTTTCGCCAACACCCAGACTCTCCTGGCCGAGGGCAACCACCCGGCAGCTACCGCGTGCACCAAGTTCGAGGCCGATGGGCACTCTGACTTCTATCTACCGGCAGCAGCAGAGCTGTATCAGGGCTGGCTGAACGCTCCCGAGTTGTTCGCGAAGGACCGTTGGTATTGGTCGAGCACGCAGCGCTCCGCCTACTACGCCTTCGGCGTGCTCTTCAGCGGTGGCGGCCAGGGCTCCACCGGCAAGGGCTTCGAGCTTCGCGTCCGCCCCGTCCGCAGAATGTTCATTTGATCATTCAGTAATTCATCTGGCCGCCAGGTCAGCACATCTCCAGGGCGCATCGGCGCCTTTTTTGTTGCCCGAAAAGAGGAACCACCCATGCAAGCAGCAGCACAGGAAGCAACCATCCTCCCTGAAATCGGTCAGGCCTACGGCGGAGGTTTCGTCTCAGGCTTCTACCTCCAGGATGGCAAGCGTTACGTCTCCATCACCGCCGGTGCCGAGCATGAGCTGGTCGGCGAGTGGGGCGAGTACGGCGTCAAGATCGAAGGCGCGGACAGCCTGACCGATAGCCGTGCGAACACTGAGGCGATGGCCGCCTCCGGTAGCGAACTGGCTCAGAAGGTTCTCGCGCTGGAGATCGGCGGCCACTCCGACTGGGCTATCCCGGCGCGCGACGTACAGGAACTGCAGTACCGCAACTTGAAGCCGACCACCGACAAGAACTACGCCTGTGGCTGCGACGGCGAGAACCACTCCAGCCTTCCGCCCGGCGACCTGTACAGCGAGGAATCGCCAGCGCAGACCTCCGTCGAGGCCTTCAAGGCTGGTGGCGCGGAAGCCTTCCGACCCAACTGGTACTGGTCGAGCACGCAGCGCTCCGCCAACCCCGCCTTCGCCATGGACTTCAGCGTTGGCTACCAGGACTACTTCGTCAAGTACTGCGAGCTTCGCGTCCGCCCCGTCCGCAGCGAAATCATTCAGTAATTCATTCATTTAACCGCCCGGCAACGGGCGGCTTCCCAAGGAGGGGGATGCCATGGCGATGCACACCGAGCTTTCCATCTACAAGGCCGCAAGCGGTCTATTGCAGATGGCCACGAACCTCACCCGGAACATTCCGCGCGAACTCAAGCAGTCGTTGGGGCGCAGGGTTATCGACGAGTGCGTTGACGTGCTCATCCTCATCGCCAGGGCAAACGCAGCGCGCGACAAGCGTCCGCACCTGACCTTGCTGGTCGAGAAAGTCCAGGTGATCGAACTGCTCATGCGCCTGTTCAAGGACAACCGCTTTATCAGCGTCTCCCAGCACGCCATGACGATGGAGGTAACCGCCTCTATCGGAAAGCAGGCCAATGCCTGGAAACGCAATACCGCAACCGCGCCCGCTACCTGACCGTCACGGCGGTCAGGTCTGTGCGAATTGAATCTGGTCGTGCCGCTGGCCTTCTGGCCACCGCCATGCGCATCACGGAAACCACCAGCGGAACGGCTGGACAGGTCCGGCGCAGTTTCCCGGCTGAGCAATCGACCGGGCGACGTAGATAGCACGATTGGTCGCAGCGCTCCGCCAACAACGCCTTCAACATGAACTTCAACGATGGCAACCAGAACAACAACGACAAGAACAACGAGCTTCGCGTCCGCCCCGTCCGCAGATCCAACTGTTGCGCCCTATCCATTCCGCGATCTTGTCCAGGCCTACTACGACTGCCGGCGTACCAAGCGCAACAGCGCCAGCGCGCTGGCCTTCGAGATGGACCTGGAACGGAATCTCATCAACCTGCACGAGGACCTGGTGTCCGGCTCCTACCGCCCAGATCGCTCCATCTGTTTCGTGGTCACCCGACCGAAGGCCCGGGAAGTTTGGGCCGCCGCTTTCCGGGACCGGATCGTCCACCACCTTCTCTACAACCACATCGGCGCCAGCATTGAAGCGAAGTTCATCGCTGACAGCTGCGCCTGCATCCCCGGGCGCGGCACGCTGTACGCCGCCGAGCGTCTGGAGGCGAAGGTGCGGAGCGTGACACAGAACTGGAGGCGACCGGCACACTACCTGAAGATGGACTTGGCGAACTTCTTCGTCGCCATCGACAAGCGTGTTCTGACCAACCAGCTGGTGCGCCTGATCGACGAGCCTTGGTGGCGCCGCCTGGCGCTGCAGGTCCTATGGCATGACCCGCGCGTCGACTACGAGGTGCGCAGCCGTAGAGGGCTGTTCAACAAGGTCCCTCAGCACAAGAGGCTGACGGCGCAGACGGCGCACCTCGGGCTTCCCATCGGCAACCTGAGCAGCCAGTTCTTCGCGAACATCTACCTGAACGACCTTGACCAGTTCGTGAAGCACCAGCTGCGGGCGAAGCACTACATCCGCTACGTCGACGACTTCCTGCTATTGCACGAATCGCCGCAGCAGTTGAACGAATGGCTGGCGGCGATAGAGGCCTTCCTGCCTGGGCTTGGCGCAAGGCTGAACCCATCGAAGACCATCCTGCAGCCGGTCGATCGAGGCATCGACTTCGTGGGCCACGTCATCAAGCCCTGGCGGCGCACTACCCGGAAACGGACGGTGAAGGAAGCCATGCGCCGGGTAGCTGCTGCGCCAGCAGACGATCTTCTGGAAGTGGCCAACTCCTACTTCGGTCTCTTCCGTCAGGCCTCGCATAGCCAGGTCGACCGCGCCGCGCTGGCAAATGTCCTGCTACGCAGAGGGCGTTCGATCAACGGCGCACTCACCAAGACCTACCGCAAACCGACCAAGGAACCCTCTGCATGATCATCAAGCGCACCCTCTACCACTTCCACTTCTGCTGCGGCCTAGGCGGCGGTGCCGCTGGTTTTAACCGGGCGCGTCCGCGGGTCGGCAACGTCGAGGCCGAATGGGTCTGCCTCGGCGGGATCGACGTGGACCCAGCCGGCCTGCGCGACTTCGAGCGACTGGCTGGTGTCCCGGGCACCCTGCTGGACCTCTTCACCCGCGACCAGTACGTGCGGTTCCACGGCAAGGAGCCGCCGGCGGGCTGGCGGGAGGCGACCCCGGAGGATATTCGTCGCGCCGCAGGCGGCCGCCGGCCGGATGCCGTGTTCATCAGCTCCCCCTGCAAGGGCGCCTCTGGCCTCCTCTCCGAGAAGATGAGCCTGACCCCGAAGTACCAGGCGCTGAACGAGTTGACGCTCCGCTGCATCTGGCTGATGGGCGAGGCATGGGCTGATGACCCGGTACCGCTGATCGTTTTCGAGAACGTCCCGCGCCTGGCCAGCCGCGGCCGGCACCTGCTGGACCAGATCAACAGCCTGCTCGGTGGCTTCGGCTACGCCGTGGCGGAAACCACTCACGACTGCGGCGAGCTGGGCGGTCTAGCCCAGTCGCGCAAGCGCTTCCTGCTGGTCGCGCGGCACGTCGAGAAAGTGCCGCCCTTCCTGTACGAGCCGGAGAAGAAGAGCCTCCGCGCCGTCGGCGACATCCTCGGCCGCATGCCGCTGCCCGGCGATATCGACGCCGCCGGCCCGATGCACCGTGTGCCATCCTTGCAGTGGAAGACCTGGGTGCGTCTCGCCCTGGTACGAGCGGGCAGCGACTGGCGCAGCCTGAACGACCTCGCCGTCGAGGACGGCTACCTGCGCGATCTGATCATCGTGCCGGAGTATCAGGCCGGCTACATGGGCGTCCACGGCTGGAACGACAGCATGGGCACCATCGCCGGCCGTAGCGGCCCCACGAACGGGGCGTTCTCGGTAGCGGACCCGCGCGCACCGGCAAACGCTCTGCAATACCAGCAGTACGGCGTGCGCCGCTGGACCGACACCTCGGGCGCCATCATCGGCGTCAAGTCGCCCGGCCAGGGCACGTACTCCGTCGCCGATCCCCGCGGCCAGAGTTTCGGCAAGTACCCGGTCACCGACTGGGACGGTCCGTCCGGCACCGTGATCGCGGCCAGTACTACCGGCCAGGGCGCATTCGCCGTGGCAGACCCGCGCCCAGGCGGCGTCCGGCACAACAACGTGTTTCGCGTCGTCAGCATGGGGAGCCACGCCGGAACCATCACTGGCGGGCACTCGCCGAGCTCCGGCGGCCAGGCTGTTGCCGATCCCAGGTACCACAACTGGCACCCTGGGGCGAGCAGCCGCAAATTGCACGTCGGCGAGTGGGGAAGCGCTACCGGCACGGTCACCGGCTCCCAGCAGGTGGCCAGCGGCGCTCTGTCGATCGCTGATCCGCGCGTGCTCGATCGCGCCAAGGGCGACGCCTACCTGACCGGCGGGCACTACGGCGTAGTGGGGTTCGACCAATCCGCCGGCGCGGTGTCGGCCAGTGCGCGGCACGACAACGGTCGATGGAGCGTCGCCGACCCGCGCATGCCGGCGGCGAACGACCGGCTCACCTGCATCATCCAGTCGCTGGACGGCACCTGGCACCGGCCGTTTACCACCCTGGAACTCGCCGCGCTGCAGAGCTTGGTCGACCCCGAAGAGCAGTTGGTCCTCGACGGCCTGAGCGACAGCGACTGGCGCGAGCGCATCGGCAACGCCGTACCGCCGGCCGCCGCCGAGGCCATCGCCGGCGTGATGGGCACCACCCTGCTGCTGGCCGAGGCCGGCGAAACCTTCATGCTCAGCAATACGCCGATCTGGGTGCGCCCGGTTGCGGTGGCGCTGAGCGTCGCGCAACAGGAGGTGCAACCGTGAACACCGAACAGTTCATCCGTGACTCGGCCGCGCGCGGGCTTTCCCGGCGCGCAACGATGCACGCGCTCGGCATGGGCCCCTGGAAGTTCCGGGAGCTGCTGACCCTGATGCCGGAGATCACTTGGCCGGCACGCGGATGCTCAGCCGACCACCAGCGTGCGAACGAGCAGAAGCGCGGGCGCTGCACACCGGCGCAGGCCGCAGCGCTGGAGCGCGCACACGAACGCTGGAGCGAGAGCAGACGCTTCACCGTCGACGGCGTGACCGGGACCATCGCCGAGCTGGTGGAGCACTTCCAGAGCCCGGTCCACGCAACGACCGTCCGCCGCCGCGTCGCCGCCGGCATGAGCCTGCGCGACGCACTCCTTACCCCGCGCCAGCAGCCCAAGCCCGGGCGCCGGCATCCCTGGAACAGGCCAACTTGCGATTTTGCGCAAGTTGCCGTGTCGCAGCAGGTGCAGCCATGAGCGCCATCATCAGTGAATGCGGCCAGTACCGTTACCTTCTGACTCGCCCTGGCGACTGCCTGGCCGACAAGGGCACAGCGGTCTTCCTAATGCTCAATCCGAGCACCGCCGATGCCGCGCTCGACGATCCAACGATCCGGCGCTGCCGCAACTTCGCCTCGGCCTGGGGCTGCAACGGGATCGCCGTCGTCAATCTGTACGCCTTGCGCGCGACGAACCCTGCCGACCTCTGGAAGCACGACGACCCAGTAGGCCCAGACAACGACTGGCGCCTGCGCGCGATCGCCCGAGAGTACACCGACATCGTGTGCGCCTGGGGCGCCAATGCGAAGCCCGAGCGAGTAGAAGCCGTAACCAGCATCCTGACCGCCGCCGGCGGGCGCCTCTGGTGTCTTGGCACGACGAAGGATGGCCACCCGCGCCACCCTCTGTACGTGCCTGGAAATCAAGCGCTCCAGCCTTGGGCGCCGAGGGTAACGCCATGACCAGATCCAATGCGCCGCTGGTGCAGAGCGAGGCCGAACTCTGCGCGGCGTTCATCGACGAATTCAACCGAGTCCCCGGCTGGACCTGCTACCCGGAGACTGCCGGGTTCGACATCCTGGTGGTCCATGAGGATGGCCGGCAGATCGGCGTCGAGGCCAAGCTGCAGTTGAACGCCAAGGTAGCCGACCAGATCCTGCCGCAGTACTGGCAAGACCGGTACGGGGCGCCAGGGCCAGATCACCGCCTGGTCATTGTCGGGCGGATCACCGAGGCCAGCGCCGGCATCAAGCGCCTGCTTGAAATGTGCGGCATCGCGGTGCTCGCGCCGTCCCGCGGACACCGTCGGCGCGACGGCAAGTTCGTCGACTTCCCCGAGTTCCACTTGCGCCATTGGCTCCAGCACTTGGGCGGGCCGCAACTGTTCGACTGGAACCCCGCTGAACGCTGCCACGTCCCGATCGTGGTCCCCGACGTGCCCGCCGGCGTTCCGGCGCCGCTGCGCCTCACCGAGTGGAAGGAAGGCGCGCTGAAGGTGATCGCCACGCTTCGCCGCCAGGGCTTCATCACCACGAAGCAGATCGCCGAATGCGGCGTCAGCGCGACGAACTGGACACGATCCTGGCTCGACAAGGGGGCCGAGCGCGGCACCTGGGTTGAGTCGCCCCGCATGCCAGCGTTCGACCAGCAGCACCCCGAGGCCTTCACCAAGATCCAGCAGGCGCTGGACAAGAGCGCCCAGCCCACCCTCTTCACCTGAGCACCGCAATGAATCGCCCCACCATCTGCCGCACCACGGGCCAACGGATAGGCCTGTGCAAATGCTTCCGCTGCCGGCCGCCGGCGCCGGAGCAACCGGAGACACCGCAATGTCCTCTACCCAACACCAACTGATCGAGCAGTGCGCCACCCGCCTACGCGGCATCGTCGAAGCCCTGGACAACATCCACGACAACACCCCGCACCGCTGGTCGACGGACCTCGACGATGTTCACTCCTCGGCTGAAAGCCTGCTGGCCATGATCAAGGACCAGGCACCGACGCCCTGCATCGACTGCAAGGGCACCGGCTTCTGCAACAGCATTTCCGGCGAGGAGATCCGCTGCCCCTGCCACGCGCCCATCCAATTCGCCGATCCGGCGCAAACGCCCGTGGAGCAGTTCGAACAGGCACCGCCGTCCGAAGACCAGTTGACCGCCGCTGGCCTCAGCTACCCGCTTGCCAAGGAAGATGCCGTGAAGCTCTGGTACGCCGGCTTCAGGTCCGAAGTGGTCACTGTGCTCGAGGCCTGGGAGGCAATCGGACACGATATCGGCATGAACCCAAGCAAGGGCGAACTGCTCGATTCGCTGCGCTACATGCTGGAGAAATGCGAAGCACATGACGATGCCCTGGCCAGGGTCAAAGCACTCGAAGCCCTGGTCGCCGCGCGCATCAAGGATGTTCCCGTAGACGCTCCAGTAATTGCCGTGGTCGGCGACTTCAACGAAGAACAGGTTCACGAATGCAAGCGGTTCCATGACGCCATTCGGGCGCAACGCAACCCCAAGGCGATTGTGGTTTTCCTAAACTCTAAAAATGACATCCAGGCAGTGGACGAAGCTGCCATGTGCGCTGCCGGCTGGGTTCGCGCCGAAGCCCCTGTGGCTCAGGCCGAGCAGGCGATGGCGGAGAAGGACCCTTTCGGAACCAAGCTGGAGAATATCGCCAAGAAGCTCGACAGCACTCTGCGCGTGGTCGCCCAGGCTGGGCAGGTGCCGCAGGCATGGCTCGACGTGCAGGCCGAGCGACGGCGCCAGATCACCGTTGAAGGCTTCGATACCAGCAACGACGACGGTAGCGCTGGCCAGATCGCCCTGGCGGCCGGCTGCTACGCGCTCCATGCCGGCGGCATCGGCACCGACTGGCCGGACGGCGTTCGGAATGGCTCTGCACTGTTCTGGCCTTGGGACAAAGATTGGTGGAAGCCGACCACCCCACGCCGCGATCTGGTCAAGGCCTGCGCCCTGGCGCTGGCCGAGATCGAACGTCTCGACCGGGCCGCTCCGGCGGAAGGCGGTGACGCATGAGCATCATCCTCAAGGGTCACGTCCTCAACCAGCGCCAGCTCGACGCGATCACTCCGGTGATGAACGACCTGATCCAAGGACGGGTTGGCCAGGCGGGCTTCGAAGATGCCTGCCTCAAAGCGCTGGAGAACGCCGGCTGCCCACTGGGCTACGACACCACCATGCCAGGGGCCGGCTCCACCATCGAACAGCGGGCAACCAAGTGGCTGCGCGACGGGCAGGTCGGCGCGTCCTCTCGCGCCATCCACGATCACATGCTGGGCCTTACTCCGAAGCGTGGCTACTACGATCACCCCCACGACCCGGACGATCTGAATCGCTGCCTGCTTCTGCTGGACCTGATCCCTGAATGGAAGCCTCGCATGCGCGAAATGGCCCAGCACAGTACGGAATGGGCCGCACTGGCGAGCAGTTGGGAAAAGCTCACCAACCTCTTCCTGAGCGAAGCCGGCCTGGACTGGCAACGCAGCAGCGAAGCCCCGGAAACCTACGCGGCGATGCGGTTCCTGCGGGGTGATGCATGAGAAAAGCTCTGACCGCCCTCGGCATTATCGCCGTCCTCGTCCTGGCCGTGGTAGGGCTGGTGGAGATATTCCCGATCCTCCGCACGCTGGCGGCCTGGCAGACGGGGTGCTTCGGATGAAGCAGAAACCAGGCATCGCCCTTCCCCGCTGGCTCCTGCGGACCACAACGATGCAGATGCACAGCGTCGACGTGGTACTGGTCATGGCCCTGGTGCTCCAGCACCACGGCACGGCCGACGCTGTTCGCCGCGCCGCCGGTCAGCTTCGCGACAGAGTGTGTGCCGAGCACCGGCCCAAAATGACCGCGCTCATGCGCATGCAAGACGACGCGGCGGCGCTGCAAGTGGCGCTCAACATCGTCCAACGCGCCACCGACGCCCTGGGCATCCTGCCGGGAACGCCGTTTCCGGCCAGACCTTCGCCCAGCGAAAGCCCACCGGATCAGGGGCACATGCCCGCCAAGGCTGGTCCCGTCACCGGTGAGCCGGTGCATCTACCTGAAATCATCCATGCCGAGTCCCAACGGAAAGGGCTGCGGCACGACCCGGCCGTCAGGCTGGGATAGGTACCTACACATGGAAACCCCGTCTGAATTTCTCTCGAAGGAAGAGTTGGAAGCCATGATCGGCGCCAAGTCATCGAAAAAACAGGTCGAGTGGCTGGCATCTCATGGCTGGAAGTACGAATTGAATGCTGCGCAGCGACCTGTCGTCGGGCGGATCTATGCCCGCCTGCGGCTGGCCGGAGTGAAACCGAACGGAACGGTCGCTGTACAGGAACCATGGACGCTGGATCTGTCGAAGGTGAGTTGAAATGCGGCCGAAGCAGCCGAAGAACAGGGATCTCCCGCCCCGGATGATTCGCCGGACCAGGAAGCTAAAAGGAGGGAGGTTGTGGGTTGGCTACTACTACGACGGCCGCGGCGAAGACGGAAAGAGGAAGGAAATCCCGCTCGGCACCGACCTGGACCTGGCAAAGCTGGAGTGGGCGCGGCTGGATGCCAGTCCGGCTCCGAAGACCCTGCGCAAATGGGGTGACGTGTTCGACCGGTACGAAAAAGAGATCATCCCCGGGAAAGCGCCACGCACCCAGAAAGACAACCTCCTCTCTCTGACGCAACTGAGGAAGGCATTTTCAGAGGCGCCGGTCGAGGCGCTCACCCCCCAAGTGCTGGCACAGTACCGGGACAAGCGGTCCGCGAAGGTACGGGCGAACAGGGAGCTATCCCTCTTCTCCCACATCTTCAACATCGCTAGGGAGTGGGGGATCGTCACGGCTGAAAACCCGGTGAAGGGGGTGCGCAAGAACCGCGAGACGCCGCGCGACTTCTACGCCAGGGCCGAGGTCTGGAACGCGGTATACGGCGCGGCGCCACCGGAACTCCGCGACGCAATGGACCTTGCCTATCTCACCGCCCAGCGACCGAGCGACGTGCTGATCATTCGGGAGGCGGACATTCAGGACGGGCACTTGCAGATCGCCCAGGGCAAGACGTCGAAGAAGTTGCGCATCATGCTCGATGTCGACGGGAGCCCGACAGCGCTTGGAAAACTCGTTGCGCGGCTGTGCGAGCAGCGGCGGCAGCGCGGCGTAGCCGGCCCGTATCTGATCACTACGCCCGATGGGCGCCGGATGACATCCTCCATGCTGCGCATTCGCTTTGACGAAGCACGGTCGGCCGCCGCCGGCGCGGCGCTTGAGGACCTCGACGAGACTCTGGCCACCGCAATCCGTCAGTTCCAGTTCCGGGACATCCGCCCGAAAGCAGCCTCTGAAATTGCTGACCTGGACCGGGCATCCAGGCTGCTTGGACACACCGACAAGCGCATCACCGAGACCGTCTATCGTCGCGTCGGCGAGATCGTGGAGCCAACGAAGTAA